CAACGTTTGTTGGAGTATAATATACACGTAGCCGGAACACAGGAGAGCTTCGGCTACAGTCTGTCCTCCATTTTTGATTATACCGTGTAAGCGGCGGATAGGGCACTCGCCGAACTGCACGGACAACGCGTCATATGTTCAACGGTAGACAGTGTCACAGTGACACAACAGCGGTTCGACTCCGCAAGGCGCGTCTTGTCATTGAGTTGTTTTCTCTTTGATTTTACTCCTTTCGGCGAGAGATAGGTCTCGGACATTCCCTGTCTCTCGTACTGGGGAATCGCCAAACGGTAAGGCAAGGGACTTTGACTCCCTCATCGCAGGTTCAACTCCTGCTTTCCCATTTCATCAGGATAACGGGTGTTCTTGGAGCGTCTGCTCTATGCGTTACACCTTCCGCAAGCGGCTTGGCTCGGCGTTGTCTCGGAGAGAGTTTCGCCGAATTAACCCGTAGTTTCAATCGGAATTGCTCCCGAAAGCGGCAATTATTCACCGTAAGGCTCGGAACTGCAAATGCTGTGTTCCTCAAGGTTTTCAGAGTTAAACTTTTCAATCATAGTATTTTCGCTCTCCTTGTAATCAACAATTGTGGATGTGCGTGCAGCATCAAGAAACTCTTTGAGTAATGTTTCCTCCAAAGATTCTTTTACTCCTTTCGAGAGCAGTTCCGAAATATTCAATTGTGTTACCGCTGAGCTTTTTGTCTCAGCATCTATACGTCGCCGTATAGTTCAGCATATGTCTTTATCCTGATAACTCACCGATTAACTTCCGGCTTGTCCGTTCTCCCGAGAAGGTAGTCAACGGACACATCGAGATAATCGGCAATTCTCGCAAGACTGAAACAAGAGATTCCTTTTTTATCACTCTTCTGTCGCAAGATAGCTTCGCTAAGTCCGCATTCTGAGAGCATTGTCCCGATACTGACCTTGCGCTGTTTGCAAACGCTCTTAATACAGCTATTTAGTTCTTCAGCAGTGTGCATAAAAAACAGCTCCCTCTTTTGTGCAGTCAAACGAAACGTAAAAATTTTGACGAAACCTATTGAAACCGTTAAAATTTTGACGTATAATAATTACAGCAAAGCCACCGCGACGACTTCGCTGAATTTTTTCCGATAATTTGAGAAGATAAACTTCGGAAAAATAAATAAAGCGAAATCGCCCGGTGTGACCCGAACGAAAACTTATATAAAACTCTAACCAAAGTCATTATATCAAGTTTTCGCACGGCTGTCAATACGAATTTGCGCAAAACTCCAACAAAATACTACAAAGAAAGGAGGAACAGCCTTGTACAACACCATCAAAGCAAGAATGGCTGCGCTCGGTCTTAAAAGCAAGGACATCATCGAAATCATCAACAAGAGATATAACGAACACGTCTCAGGTTCCGGCTTTTCCGACGCAATCCGCTCATCGTACAAGTTTCCTCGTCAGGAACAAATCTGCGATTGGGTAGAGAAAATCCTCACCGAAAAAGAAAACGAACAGAAACAGTAAGAAAGAACAGTAAGAAAGGAGACAGCCGATGAACCGCGACCAACTCACGATAACAAAGCAGTGCGCTATTGTATGGCAGAACGTAGAATATCTGAAATCGCTCAAAGGCGCAACAGATACCGACATAGCGCGCGCAATCAACAGAAGTGTGCAGACCGTAGTAAACCGCAGGTCACATCCAAGGAACACCACGGTCGACGACTTGATAAAGCTCGGCAAATACTTCAAAATCCCGCCGGCGTCCCTGTTAATGCCCCTCGTAGCCGCAGAACCGCCGAAATTGGAGGAAAAGTGATGGACGAGAACATCATTGTTCGCGATGGAGCTTTTTACATCAAGTTTGATGAAAGCTTGAATGAAATTGCGAGGAACAACAACTTTTTCGATTTGATACAGGCATACTTTAGAGCCGATGATGAAGGACGTAAGGTAATCGTATCTTACTTGCTCGGCTATGCGGCAGGCAAGAGACACTGCGAAGAAAGAAGAAAAATAATGACCAACCTCTACAAATTCAGCGAGTGGACATATGTTGACAAGGCAATCGCCGAGAATCACCACATATGCACCCGCTGTCACAGCGACATCACATCAGACCACATCGGAGAACCCGTCCTCATCACATACGACGGAGACAATATCGAATATATCTGCCCCGACTGCACAGTAGGCTTCTTCTTCTACTCCCTCGGCAAAACGCTGGAAGCACTGAACTGCGACCCCGTAGACACCGAGCAGGACGAAGAAGACCGAAAGGAGCGGATGAAGAATGCCGAGATACCTTTATGATGTGACCAATCTGCACACCCCGCAGATACAGCCATCTGCCTGACCTGCACCGCAAAGAAATGCACAGGCGCAGCTGCTTGCTTTAAGCGAAGAAAAAAGGAGACAACCAAATGACCGAGACAAACGAGATAACAGCTCTCGCCAATATCTACACCGAGGATATCATTCCCGAAGGCGTGAACCTCGTCGAGATAAAGAGCGAGCTTGTCCTTGAAAACCACCTTGCAGACCTCATAGCACCGATAAACGAGTTCTGCGACAGAGTAGAGAACGTGCCGATATCGGAAGATACCGCAAAGGACTACCGCAAGGCAAGAACGAAGCTCCGCAAAATGACAGCGAATTTCAGCGACTACGTAGCCGGAATAAAAACCGCAGTCCTCGCCGGATATATCGACTTTGAGAACGACGCAAAAAACATCAAAAAACGCCTTGAAGCCGCCGACAAGCACATGAAGGAAGCCCTCGACAGTTTAAAGGAAAACGCACCAGAAACGCCCACAACGCCGTCAGAGGACACTAAGCTTTATAGGCTCACTTATATTGCCACAGGCACTAAGGAACAGCTCATGAAGCTCAGGAACTTCATGGAGCAAGAAGGCATACAGTACGAAGATTATAAACCGTTTAACGCAAGAAAGGATAACTGAACATGGACGCACCTCAGACACAGGAAAAGAAAACATTAGATGAAAGAGCAATGGTTGAATTTCAGGATTCTCGCGGAGATACAGTTAAACTCTCCCCCTCAATCGTCACCAAATTCATCACAGGCAATAACGCAAATATCACTCTCGCGGAGTTCAAATTCTTCTCCGAACTCTGCCGCGCAAGAAAGCTGAATCCGTTTCTCAAAGAAGCATACTGCATTAAGTACGGCACACAGCCCGCGACAATCGTTGTATCAAAGGACGTGTACGTTGAGAGAGCGGACGCGCACCCCGACTACGACGGAAAGGAAAGCGGACTTATCCTGCAAGATAAGGAAACCGGCGAGATAAAAGAGACTTTAGGATGTTTCTACAACACAAGCAATGATGACTTACTCGGCGCATGGTGCAAGGTTTACCGCAAATCCCGCAGCCACCCAGAATATATGTCGGTAGCATTCTCCGAAGTGGCACAGCGCAAGTCAAGCGGCGAACTCAACTCCAACTGGAGAGATAAGCCCGCAACAATGTGTGAAAAGGTGGCGGTAGTTAGAGCACTCAGAGCCGCATTTCCGCAGGAGTTCTCGCAGATGTATATAGAGAACGAGATGCCCGATTTAAGCCCCGCAGAACCCGTCCAGAAAGCTCCTAAAGCGCAGAAGCCGAAGAACGAACCTCTTGACGTTGATTTTGCAGACCTCGACGATATACCCGCAAGCGAAACTCCGGCAGAACAGGGCACAGTAACCGAAGCCAATGCCTAAGCGCGGAAGCGGAAAACTGTACGAGCTGAACGGCGAACGGCATACGCTGACGGAGTGGTGCAGGCTCTACGGCGTTCCCGTGCAGAGAACGCAGGGAAGAATCAGCCGCGGCAACTACACCCTCTACGAAGCACTCACAACGCCGCAGGAGAACCCAATTCAATCACGCAAGCGAAAGGAGGCACGGACACATGAAAAAGGCAACGGAGATAATCGACGAGAGACAGCTTGTAGATGAGCTGCACAGTAACTGGAAAACACGCGGCTACACCGACGGTGGAATGGCGGAATTGCTCGAAATAACACCGAAAACAATTCATTACAAAATCAGCGGGAACTTCCCTCACAACGGCTACAAGGCGCATTTTAAGGTCAACGAGATATTACAGTTAATACACTATCTCGGCTTCAAGCTCTATCTCGTGAGAGAGGATGATGAGAAATGAACATCCCCGACAAGTGGAAAAACGAACTCAACTCACTCTCCCAAAAGGACTATATTACGCTGACAAAAGCTATTCTGTTCGACCTTCCCGAACCGCAGATATCCGAGAACAACCAATACATAGCAGACAGGATATACGAGGGATTGAGGAAGACCGAATACAACAGAATCGCGAAGCAAAAAGCAAAGCAAAAATGTTTGAATTCAAACGGAAATCAAATTGAATTCAAACGGATTTCAAACGGATTTCAAACGGAATTCAAATTGAATTCAAGCAAAGAAGAGAGAAAAGAAGGCGTCCCCCCTTGTTCCCCCCTTCCTCTTTCCCCCACACCCCCTATTACTAACCCCCCTATAATCCCCCCTTGCCAAGAAAAGAGAGAAGAAGTGACTGATAGCGCGGGCGCGGGCGCGTGTGAGGACGAGCAGATTCCCTTTGAAGGCTTTGAACCCCTTGACCCGCCGGAATCCGAGGTTAAGCACAGAAAACCGACGATAGCGGAGCGTTTTGAAGCCTTATGGGCAGAATACCCTAAGAAAAACGGCAAAAAGAACGCTTTTGAGAGCTATCAACGTGCTTTAAAAGACGGCGTGACGGATGAAGTGATAGCCGACGGTATCAGGCGATACAAGGAGCATATAGCCACAAAGCACACGGAAGACAAGTATATCCTGATAGGCTCGTCCTATTTCCAACAGCGGCGATGGGAAGACGAATACGACACAAACACAGCCGACGGAAAAGACGAAAACGGAAAGCCGGCATGGATGTCGCAGGAAGACTGGGAGGAAATGAATGCAGTATTCGGATAATCCGTTCGCAGAAACACTTACGAAAATAGCGCAAGCCGCAAAAGAAGCGAATCCGCGTGAGGACGGAGACTATACCGAAAACGGACTGCTGCATTGCGGTAAATGCCACACTCCGAAAGAGACAACAATCACACTCGGAGGACGCGAAACAAAAGTGGCGTGTATGTGCAAATGCCGAGAAGAACAGGCGGAAGCCGAGCGAAAAAAGTTCATCCACGACAGCCGAGCGGAAGCACTCAAAGACAGCGCATACGGTGACAAGGCACTGCGTAACTGCTGCTTTGAGAACGACGACGGCACAAACCCAGAGCTGACAAAGAAATGCCGGAATTACGTTGAAAATTTCGAGAGGTTCAGCGAAAGCGGAAAAGGACTTCTGTTCTTCGGCTCGTGCGGAACGGGCAAAACATACGCCGCTCTCGAGATTGCAAACGCGCTGATGGAAAAGCTCTACTCCGTCAAGTTCGCAACCTTCGCGGCGATAGCGAACGAACTCTTTGACAATTCCGAGAAGCAAGGTTACATAAACCGCCTTGCACAGGACTATGACCTCTTGTGCATCGACGACTACGCGGCAGAGAGAAACACCCCATGGATGAATGAGCAGCTTTTTGCGGTGATAGACGCACGGTGCAAAGCTCACAAGCCGCTCATAGTCACCACAAACCTCACGAGAGGCGAGATGTTTGACAGAAAGAACGTAGACCGATACCGTATATGCTCCCGCCTGATGGAGCTGTGCATCGCGGTAGAGGTAAACGGCAAAGACCGAAGAATATCGGACTATATCAAAACCAAAGCAGAGTTTGAAGACCTGCTGAACCAATGAAAGGACACAATACCATGACAGACAACACAATACTCGCAGATTTCGCACCATGGAATCCCGCAAGCCGTAAACCGAAAGCATCCGGCAAGTACCTTATCTGGACGAACGACGGAAGCATGATGGTAGCCGATTACTCCGTAAAATACGACGGATGGGGAATCCTGCCGGACGGCGGCAGAACCTACGAAATCAAAGACGTTGAGTTCTGGATGAGCATTCTTCCCCCGACAATCTTCTGAACGAAAGGACAAAGGCAATGAAACAAAGGCTGATACAGAATGCACTGATATCGAGCGGCGTGACAATGCTCGGAGTTATAACCTCATGCGGAATGTGGTACTACACCGTTCCCTCGTGCGTCGTGTTCACCGTAAGCGCAATGGCAATGTGTTTGCTCACCATAGCAATAACAGCCGTCAGAGAGCTTTTCAGAGCGTATGAGCGCACACTCCCGAAGAAGCGCAGGAGAATCCGCGTGAGATACGACAGCCGCGGAATGCACACCGACAGTCAGCGTCTCGGCTACGTATCGGCGGAAACAATCAGAGAGGTGTGCAGAAGATGAAAAACGAAAGGAGCAAAACAATGACTGACGCAGAAAGATGCGTAACGTGCGGAGCTGTGATACCCGAAGGGAGACAGGTGTGCCCGATATGCTATGCGAAATACCACAACGACTACTCGGAAGAGCTGGCGTACCTCTGGAAGGTGCTGAAAAAGACCGAAAGCAGTCTCAGAACAGCCGACAAGAGAAACGCGCCGAACGAAGAACGCGCAAACCTCCGCAAAAGGCGCGATATGTTGTACACGATAATCAACATTGTGGAGGACGCGGGAGTATGAAGTGTCTGGCAAAGAAAACGCAGTACCAAAAGGCGGAAAACGCACTCACCACCGAATACGGAATGTGGCTTCTCGAATACGTTGACGTTGCTTTCGGCGTAACGCTTGCCGAGAACTACGGCTTCCGCGAAAAGCGACTGCAAAGGTTTTACGACGGCAACCGTAACGGGCTTTGCGAAATGGTTAACGCCAATATGCCGACGGCAATGTTTGTTGACAAAGGCAAGGGCAGACGCAAGGGAGACAGTTCAGACCTCATTGATGATGGCGTAGACACGACGGAGTACATGATAAAGCGCGAACTCCGAAACATAGGCTTCTCCGACTGCGATTTTGAAGCGCTTTCCCCCGACAACAAGTACAACGAGAGCGAACGCCACACACAGCTCGATGTCATGTCTCACAACGTGAGAACGGCATGGTATGAAGCAAACGCAAGACGCGCTGTAAGGCTCTACGCGGCGTATACCCTGCTTTATATGCATGACACCTACAACTACGGCACGGAGAGATTAAACCGCCTGTACGCGCTTGTAGCCCCTCAGATAAAGTCCTATATCGAACGCTTCTTAATAGGCAGCCGCCGCGTCGACAGAGAGCTGCACGAGGAACTGGACGAGATGCACGGCAAACTTGAGAAATGCGGGCTGCACCTCGAAGAAGTTGTAAAGGAAGACGCGGTAGCGGTAAGCCGAAAAGAACCGCCGAAAGAACCAAAGAACCCGCCGATAAACCTTGACATAGGCGAATACGAAAAAATCATGAAAGAAGTTGCCCGAGTGGCGTTATAAGGAGATACACATGAACTTCAAACTTAAAGCAGGAGCGTTCGCACCGATAAGAGCGCACAAGCAGGACGCGGGAGTAGACCTTCTTTCCCCAGTCACGGTCACGATTTACCCTGGAGACAGCGCAACGATAGATACAGGAGTGTGTGCGGAGATACCCGAGGGGTTTTGCGGTCAGATTTGGTCGAAGAGTGGGCTGAACGTTAATCACGGCATTCTCTCAACAGGAATGGTGGACAGCGGCTTCGGCGGCAGTATCAAGATAAAGCTCTACAATCACTCTCACGAGATTTACACGGTAAAACGCGGAGACAAGATATCACAGCTTGTGGTAACAGCCTGCGACACAAGCGACGTGGTCATAGTAGACGAAATAGCAAGCGGAGAGCGCGGAGAAAACGGCTTCGGCAGCACAGGAAGATAACCGCAACGGAACAGATAAGCTACGACACGATTAGCAACGGAAAAGCGAAGCACGGACAAGCGCGGAGATGGAAAAGAAAAGCGACGCAGCGAACGGCAGCGGAATGGCACCGAATCGCTACGACAAGACCCGAAACGGAGCCGAAGAGCAATGAGAGGACTTGCAACGGAAGAGAGAAGTATTGATAAGCGGCGAAACGGAAAAGCAAAAATACCGCGCCGGACGGAATCCGGCAGAAAGGAAGATAATATGGCAAAGTTTAAAGTGGGGGATAGAATAGAAGTTATAAACCCCGACGGGACATTGTGTCAAAAAGGCGATACTGGAACTATAGTTAGCAAGGAAAGAAAGTATGTCCGTTACGATGAGCAGAGTGATGAGTGGAGATATGCAGTAAAAACGGATAGGGAAATATTTCATTTTCCCAAAGGCAGTATTCTTTCTGAAAATAATAGTTTTTCTTATATGAGCGATTACAACATGGCTCTCGTCGAAGAGAAACCAACCCGTGAATTTAAGTTGATTATCACATCATCCGGCGACACCACCACGGCAAAGCTGATACACGGTGAAAGAACTGTAGTAAAAGAAGCAACCGTGACAAGATACAGCAAAGACGAATACAGCGAGAAAGCCGCCGTTGAAGCTGTCGTAAAGAAGATTTTCGGCGAGGACGAGAAAAAGAACGAAGCAAACAAGCCGTACACTGGCAAGGCTGTGTGGATATGCGACAACGAGAGCGTTTATACAAAAGGCAAAATATATGAATTTGTTGACGGCAAATTCAAACACGATTTAGGATTTACAGTTGTCGGATACACCCTCGAAAAAATGAAACGGCTCGGCTGCTTTCTCCCGATAGTGGAGTGATGGAGGACGAATGAAAGACCCGACGAAAATAAACGTCCTTGTGGCTTGCGAGGAATCACAGCGCGTGTGCATGGCGTTTCGCGAGAGAGGATTTAACGCTTTATCCTGCGATATACAGGAGTGTTCCGGCGGGCATCCCGAATATCATATACTCGGAGACGCGGTGAAAGCACTTGACGCGGGAGAAATAACCACGATGGACGGACAGACGCACAGCATACCGAAGTGGGATTTGCTTATAGCTCACCCGCCGTGTACATATCTAAGCAATGCAGGAGCTGCGAGACTGTACAAGGTTATATCCGGCAAGCACTATGTGGATTTGGAAAGACTTGGGAAAGGATTTGATGGCAAAGAGTTTTTTATGAGGTTTTATCAAGCAAATATACCGCATATTGCCATCGAAAATCCTATACCGAGCGGAATTTACCGAATGCCGCGATATACGCAGATTATACAGCCGTATGAGCATGGCTCACCTTACTCAAAAAAAACTTGTCTGTGGCTAAAAGACTTGCCGGATATAGTGCCGACGCGAAAGGTAGAGCCTATTTGCTCATGGGTGAGCGGAGGCAGTAAAAAAAGCGACGGCACAAAGCGGAAAAACTGCGGAACAAGATACCGTGACAGCCTTACTAGATCAAAAACCTTCCCCGGAATCGCCAAAGCTATGGCGGAGCAGTGGGGAGACTACATTTTACAGGGGGACGAATGAAATGTCGATGATAGATTACGATGACCTCAAAGATATAGAGATTCCAGTCGAACAAAAGACGATGGTAGAAATCATGCATAACTCATACGAAGAATGTAGAGATTTAAACTGTGTCAGCTGTCCAGACGGAAAAAGAAAACGCGCATTTAATAGTATGATGAGTTGCATTCTGTTTAAGTATGCGCGAAAGCTTTACGAAGCAGGATTTAGGCAGACGGAGAAAGGAGCAGAAAGGATGAATAACTACGAAGAGGAATATTTTGAAGACGAAGAAGATTTTTGGAGTGAAACGCCCGAATTTGATGAACAGATAGAGGAATTTAAAACTGCGCTTAGAGCGGATGTCAAGCGTGAAACCAAGGAACTTATAGAAAAGCTCCAAAAGGAACTCGACGAGCTAAAAGACTACAAAGCACGCAAGAGCGAAATCGAGCGCAAGTACCATGACGAAATCGCAAAGATGGCAAAAGCCGAAGCGGATATTGAACGCAAGTACCGCAACAAGAAAGCGCAGGAAATACTTGCTGAATGCTGTACGGTAGGATGGAAAGCGGCATGGCGATACGACAAACCCAAAGAAAAATGCGACAAGTGCGATGAGGACGGATATATCACATTTTACTCTCCGCAAGGCACGAAATACCGTGAACAGTGCAAATGCCGCCATAAAGACGTGATATATTACCCTGCCGAGACAAGACTTGCGCGTATTTACGCAGGCAAATCGCCTGAAACAGTACGGTTTTACTACGACAAGGTACGGGGAGATGGTGAGAGTTACAGCGATTATGTGCGCTGTTATGTAGTGCGCAGTAGCGATTTTAAACCCGAAAAAATAGATAGTTATGATTATTGTGTAACGGTATTTGAGAGTAAAGAGGACTGCGAAAAATGCTGCGAATGGCTTAACAACAAGGAGAAAAACAATGAATAACTTTATCGAACTGCACAGATACGAGGGCGACCCCGTACTGATTAATACGCGGCACATAACAGCAGTTGTGCGAAGCATAGCATCAACAAAGGATGTTCTGGTATTCCTAAGTTCGTCGGAGAACGTTAGTATCCCCGTTACCGAATCCTACGAAGAAGTAAAGAAATTAATTATTATGAGTGATCCGACCGCAAATATGGATGGTGAATGTTAATGGAAAAGATTTTATCTATTCGGGAAAAGAAATCAATAAAATAATCGAAGAAAGCAATCTGCAAAAAGCATTTATGAAAGGAGTTATCGACGATTTAATAAAGCTAAAACCTATTATCGAAAAGCTCTACCATAATGAAATATTCTATCTTAATTACTGGGCGTTAGAATGCACCTATTTCGGATATGATTGGAGTAAAGATGATGGTAGTATGAAATCCCAATACGAAATCACAAATGGTATCACTCAAAAATTCAAAGAAATCTACGCTCTGATTTTAGCAGGACTCGGCGAAAAATGCGAAGAATACGAAGTCCCATCCTATTTGTTAGGAGAGTGTTAGAGGGATAATAAAGAGATGGACGAATTCTATAAAGAAAAAACACCAATCGCAAGAAAAGAGCATAAATGCGACCTGTGTCACGGAACGATATCAAAAGGCGAAAGATATGTACATATCACTCAGTCAGACAGCGGAGACATTTTCGACTGCAAATATCATATAGGTTGCAATAACTTAGTAGAACGATACGTAAGAAATGAAGGCGGCTACGTTGACGATTTTAAAGAGTATAACGTAATCGAGGATATATTTGACAGAGTTTGCTTTGACTGTATTCACAGAGCAGGATGTGAGATACCGCACACGAGATATTGCGAAATCGCCACTTGCCCACACGTTGTCGAGAGGTATTTGAGATGAATTACAAACGCTACTGGGAGCAAAACAGGACTCGCCGACCATTCCCGCCATTATATGAAGCCGCAAAAGCATACGGGAACGAGATATATTATCCAGCACCCAAATATGTCAAATCAGGCTCATGCAAATGGTGTGGGAATCCGATCACAAACAAGCGCAGGAAATCATTTTGCTGTGATGAATGCCGAGATGAATTTGAACGAATGACAGTGTGGAATCGTGGCAGAGACGCATATTCTTTGCGGATCCTATACCGCGACAATTTCACTTGTCAGGACTGCGGAGAATTTTATGCGCAAAAAAACGAATACGGAATCTACATACCGATAGATGACGGAAAACTAAACGTGCATCATATAGTGCCAGTATCAGAAGGCGGCGGCGATGAACCATCAAACCTTGTCACACTGTGCATCGACTGCCATCTCAAAAGGCACGGAAAGGTAAAACATGACTGAATTTATAAACGGAGTTAAGTATCTATATACCATTCCGGCGGAAGAACCTATAAGCTACTGGATTTTGGTTGCGATTTTCTTTATTGCTTTTGCGTTTTTTGGCATCATGTTTCTCGTTTATTCATTCTGGGGCGGCTTTGAGGATATAGTCGCGGCATCAATAATGGCGGCAATAGTTACATTGTTATCCTTCTTCGCTATAAAAAGCCACAATGCCAACGAACTAAACCTCGAGCAATACGCTGTGAACATATCAGATGAAGTCAGTATGAACGAATTTACTGACAACTACACCATAGTTGAGCAAAAAGGGAACGTATACATAATCGAGGTAAAAGATAATGAGCATGACTAACAAAGCAATTTTAGTGATAGATATGCCCGAAACTTGCGGCGATTGCCTTTTGTGCGTTGGAGACGAATACGATTTAGCACACGAATGCTGCCTGAAATACAAGGGATATGTCGAAGCGAAAGATAAGCCTGAATGGTGTCCACTAAAAACATCTCCTGCCGACGTTGCCCCTGTAATACATGCACGGTGGATTGATAACGGACGCGGCGGGTACGCTCATGCGTATTTCTGCGGTAACTGCGGATGGATTGACGGACATCCGATTGAGGATAGACATAAATACTGCCCGAACTGTGGCGCAATAATGGACGAAAGCGAGGATGAAGAATGACAAGAGATGAACAGGTGCAAAATCAAGCAAAGTTTGTGAGAGAACTTGCAGACCGCTTGCAAAAGACCGTAGAAGCAAGAGCGGGTACGATATCAGGCGTACAAGGCATGGCTAACTACACCCAGATACAGTCCGACATAAAGCGGCTCAGACGTGAGCTGCTGGAGCTGTCAAACATGATAGGCTATCAGTATAGGAGGTAAAGCAATGACACGCAAACGATACATAAAACTGCTCATGGGTTGTCAAGGCTATAGTCGTAACGAGGCGAGACGAGAGACTCAAACCGTGACGAGACACAAAGCTCTTGTTGACAAAAACAATCACAAAATCAAGTCCTTCGGCGGTACCGTCCGCAGACCGCAAGCAAGCTATAAGGAGCATTATGATTGCATTGTAATGCTTGGCGGCAAAAAGAAGATCGAAGAATTAAGGAGGATGCTGCCACGGTATGACACGTAAAAGATATATCAAACTGCTGATGGGACGTCAAGGTTATAGCCGCAACGAGGCGCGAGAGGATGCAAAAATCTTTATGAATTATCATGAGACTATGGCTAAATACCATAGACAAGCAGTCGGTTATCATACAAGATACCGTCTTAGGTTTTGCAAAGACGAGATTTTAATGCGTTTGGCTCAAATAATGGAGATTTTGGCAAATGAAGAAGAAAAGATTCGTTAAATTACTCATGGGGAAATTCCGTTATCCCCGAAATAAGGCGAGAACATACGCCGATGATATTGTAAGATGGCGTGAAAAAGCAAACTTTAACAACGCCATATGGAAAAGCGAGGGAGACTTGATGCGGGTAATGCCGCCGACATATTCAGGATATTTCGCTTACTTTCAGATAAACGAGTTGGCGAAAGGTCTTGCGGAAAGCCTTGTCGCAAACAACGGAGGGAACAAATGGAACAGTATAACGAAATCCTCAAGCTGAAAACAATGCTCGAAGAAGCGGGAGTAGTGTTCGATTTCTACCCGCAAAAAGAACTACACGACGAATGGGATGGATATCAAATATGCTACCCCGCCGGCACAAGAAGAGTGTGCAGCGTAATAGAGGGCGCATTAACCTACGGCGGATTGTGTGACAGATTGGAAATAATGGGACTTCTGACAAAAGAAGAAATCAAAGACGGCATCGTAAAAGGATGGCTGACAGCGGAGGATGTGTTCGCGAGAATTAAGAAACATTGGGAGGAAAACTATTTAAATGAGAACAACATCCGATGAACTTCTTAAAAAGTGTGGATTAGCGTTCATTACGCAGCCAGAAAAAGAAAGGATAGCACAAAACGAATGCACTGCAAAATAAGCGACTGCTTTAATTGCCCTTATCCCGACTGCATCAACGATACCTTTACCTCGCCGAGGGAGTTTACGCCGGAGCAGAAGAAACGGCAGTGTGAGCTGAAGAAGAAAATGCTTGCGCGTCGAAGAGAGGACGGAGTGTGTATCTACTGCGGAAAGAAGCCCGCGGACAAAGGTTATAAATCCTGCACGGAGTGTCGGATAGAACGAACGAAGAAGAACCGCGAATACAGCCGCAAAACGGAAAGATTTACTCCGCGTGAACTGATGGACGGCGTAAAACTGTGCAAGCTGTGTGGGAAAAGACCGCCTGTTGACGGAAGAACGATTTGTGAGGAGTGTTTTAAAAAATGCCTTGACAATCTTAATCACGCCGACAGCAAAGAGCAGCCGAACAACGGCTTTAGAGCATCAATAGAAGCTTACTGGAGGGAGAGATAATGACAAGGGATGGAATTATAAAAATCTTAGACAGAGCCATGCAACGCTATGTCGAGCGGAATCAGCAGCTTTTCCTCAGCAAGGGAAAAACCGACAAGGAAATGTGGGAGGAGCTTGAAGCTATAAACAATGCGCGGTATATTCTCTCACGCTTGCCGCAGGTCGTGAATTGCCCTGACTGTGGGAGAATGTACGATACCGATTATCTTCACTTCTGCAGAGGTGACGAGTGTGTGAGTGGAGGTGATAACGACGAAAACGGTAATGTTTAAAATCGACTACCCGCCGACCAAAGCCGGAAAGACCGCATGGAACAGACGCTACGGACTGAACGCATACTACGCGGGAAAGCATTGGGCGGTACGCAAAAAGGACGCTGAATACTGGCATAAGCTTGTACGAAGCGAACTTTTGAAACAAAATGTTCCGATTTCAAAGTTCAATGTCCCTGTTGGAGTGAAATTATGGTTTAACGATAGGTTGGACATCGACAATGATTCAACCTACGCAAAACTCATTATTGATTCGCTCAAAGGACTATTTTTTGAAGATGATAGTAAAAAATATGTGCAACGGTTAGAACTCAATTGCCACGATGAGGACTACATATTAGTTGCAATAGAAAGGATGAAATGAAAATGATATACATCACCAAGGAAAGTGAGTTTGTAAAGCGAAGTGATAACGGTTTGGTGTACTATTTAACGAAAGCAATAAACACAGGTGGTGAACTATTGATTGTTCTGGACGCACCACTGATAAGCGATTACTCGATAAATGCCAAATCAATAACAGCAGTGTGCATCGCGTATTATTCAGGCGGCTATGATGCAGGCATAGAATCATACTGTAACATATCGGCTAAAAATAACATATACGTTATAGGTCACTTGATGACGCATAAAAAGATAAAATGTAACGGCGATATAACCACCACAAGCTTTATTGATGCCGCGACGATTCAAGCCAAAGGAAAATTGTCTTGTTGGATGATAGGGACATACAACGAAGGCGGTGTCGTCGTCGAGAGTGTTAAATGCGGCGATATAGCATGCGACGGAAGAATAAAATGCGTAGAGTTGGAAGTCAATGGTAGGCGTGTGGACAAGGAGAAGCCATTATGAGCAAAGAAAACCGCGAAACAATACTTAGCGAAGTAAAGAAGATAATCTGCAACGACCGCAACGAGCAGTACGGAGAGCCGGAAGACAGCTTTGAGAAAATAGCGGATTACTGGACAACGTATCTCAAGCACAATTGCATTGCACCCGACGCGGACTGTTCGTTGGGAGCGCGAGACGTAGCTATATTGATGGTACTGTTCAAACTCGGTCGAATGGAGACAAGCTATTTCGAGAGCTACGACAGCTTTATAGACGCGATAGGCTATATGACCTGCGCAACGGACTGCGAGTTTCCAAAGGCAAAGCCTAAAGAATACAATCCGACAGAAAGAAAATGCGTCTGGGGGGAAACCAATGCAGATAATTAAAATAATCGTCGCAATACTGCTGTATTTGTGCGCTATACTTATTTACGGCGCAGTTGAAGTTCTTAGGGCAAAAGGCGTGAAGTGCGCAAAAAACGCGAAACCAAGAACACTGTTTGTGATTTACGATTTTGTTGCATTGCAAGTCATAGCCGCTACATTATTACTGAATTACTGATAACATAGGAGATAAATTATGCCAATAAGAGGAATTATCGCCATAATTATAGCCGCAGTTTCTCTCGGTTTGTTCGAGGGAGAAAACATAATAAACTTTTTCAAAAACTTAAACGATAAAGGAGATAACGAAAAATGAAACAGATTATAGGTGTAATAGTTACTGTATGCGTAGCAGTTGCTTGTATAGTCGGCTACGCAGTAACACACGAAACAATCCCCGCCGGATATGTCGGCTACGTCTACGACAGAACGGCAACCGCAGAAGATAACGTAATTCCCGGCACATCGGTTCTCAATACCGAGCGTACAGGCAGAATCTCAATTAATCCCTTTACACAAGAGGTCATTACATATCCCACAACAATCGTCTCAAAGAACTGGACAAACATCGGCGAGGGCGACAATAAGAAAGATATGTCAATGCAGATAGCTTCTCAGGAAGGTAAGAATATCGACGCGGATATCTATATAAGCGTTCGTCCGATAGATATCGAAAAGATTATAAAGTCGTTCGGTACAAAGTCGTTTGATTCAATTATCGACAACGACATCTACGGGCTTACAAAAGGCAAGCTGTCAACCGTAACTCAGAACTATTCCGTTTACGATGTACAGGCAAGCCGAAGCGATATCCAGAATCAGGTTTTTGAAGTCCTTAGTAAGAATCTTGTCGAAACCTACGGTGTAGAGCTTGTCAGACTTGAAATCGGCACTCTGATTCTCCCGACAGATATAGCGGAAAAAATCGACAGAAAGACAGAAGCACAGAACGAAGTCGAACTTGCAAAACTCGAAAGAGATAAGCAGGACGAAATCAATCAACAGATAGTTGACGCACAGAAAGCTCAATCGGAAAAGGAACTTCTTCAGAGGCAGACAGAAGCGGACGCAAAAGCCTACGAAATTACAAGAGAAGCAGAAGCCAACTTAGCCGCACAGGAAGCAGAGCTGAAAATAGCCGCTTCAAAGGTTGAACAGGCAAGGCTTGAAAAAGAAGCCGAACTTGAAAAACAGAAATCCTTTACAGACGAATACTTTCGTGACAAGGAACTTGATGTTCAGAAAGAAGCAGTAAAGGCAATTAACGGTTCAGTAAAGACAATCATAACATCTGGAGACGGCGAAGGATACGGAGCACTATTCGGGATTAAAGAAGTGTTGAACAACATTGAAGAGTAAAGTCGAAATTGAAAGGAAGTGTTGACTTATCGCAAACTTTAATTTTAACCGCGTTATCCTCGGAGGACGTTTGACGGCAGACCCCGAGCTGAAAACCACACCGTCCGGAATTTCCGTAACATCATTTACCGTTGCGGTCAACAGACGTTACTCCGGCAAAGACGGAGAGGAAACTAAAGCGGATTTCTTCAACGTAACCGCATGGCGGCAGACGGCTGAATTCATCACGCGCTATTTCAGAAAAGCAAGCTCCATCTGCGTAGTCGGAACCCTTCAGACAAGAACATGGACAGACCAGCAGGGACAGAAGCGTTTTGCTACAGACATTGTCGCTGACGAAGCACATTTTGTTGATGCAAAGTCGGAAATGCCGCAAGCCGCTCCGCAGTCAAGCTACATTCCCGACGCATACACCCAACCGAAAACAGCTACCACCGCACCCGTGTTCGAGGACATAAGCCCCGATTCGGAAGAACTGCCTTTCTAAAGCGAGGTGCATATGATAGAGTGCATAGAAACGTGTGAGCATATGCAGAGCGTGTTTCCCGATTATCCATGCGGAAGAGAAAACTGTCGTTTCAAAGGAGACAGCGAGAAAGCGAACGCTTGTATATGCACCGTGCAGTGTCCGTTGTTTGACGCATGGTTTTCGGAACACTGGCACAGAATACAAAAAAACGCACAATACCTGCGCAAAAAGGAATAGAGAGAGAAGAACCGATTAGTTTCGGTTCTTTTTCTATATATTGCAATATACAAAATATTGATGAATTTAGAAATATTTCATAAACTCACGCCTTTTAAGTGGTGTTTTGTAGTATTTTAGAAACAATTGCTTAATAGTTTTGTGATATAATAAAGAAACATCAAATTAATAATTTTATACGGAGGTCTTTAATGGCACAACAAAAAAAGTATAACCCCTACGATGATGTAGCGGGAGTAGTCAACATGAAGTCGAGATACAACCAAGGCAAAGCGACAGGCGACCCGAATTACCGCTCATATAACGAACAGGCAAAGCAGTATTACGATAACCTTGTAAGAAACGGCATGGGGAGCGTGGCAGATGAGCTTCACGCAGTGGACTACGACCAAGCCGTAGATATCTTAAAGAGATATTCACCCACGCCGGACTATGAGGACTTCTATTCCGACCTTGCCGCAACAACGATTAATAACGCGCAGAATCCGCAGTCTTCAGATACCGTAAACAGAATACTGAACTCGTTCACCAATACCGATAACCTTCTGAACGGAGAGATAAAGCACGACAGCAACGGAAATGTTATCGGCGGACTTAACACAGACCACTATAATACCGGCAAGAACCAACTCGACTACCTCAACAACTTCGACGTAACCAAGCAGAGCTATTACGAGCCAATTATGAGCGAGTACAAACTCAAAGGCTATAACGCCGCGCAGGGTGAATACGCAGACACAGGCGCAACGAACGGCGGTAATATAGATTCATACGCGGCAGCAAACGCCAACAGACAGCAGCTTGCGTTCACTAACGCCGGAATGAACGCCGCCCTCGCACAGGCTAATCAGAACCAAGGCAACTGGCAGGCACTCTACGACAGCATGACGGGACACCTCGGCAATATGGGCACAATAAACTCAAATAACCTCGCGACAGGCGCGAATATCTACGCAACGGATTCAGCAGAGAGACAGAACGCGGTAAATAACGCAGCAGCCCTCGCACAGCAGGAACAGCAGAACAGAATCAATCAGTATGTGACCGATATTGAAGCCGCTATGAACAAGGAGAACAACAACACCACTCTGAAACAGGCGCAGATGAACTCCGACCTGCAGAAATATATAGCAGAACTTGAAGCAACAACAGGCAGACAAGCAACGGCAGCAGACCTTGAAGCGGCAAGAATAGCGGCAGAAGCCGACAAGTACGCGTCTGACAGAACGCTTGAGGGAACAAAGTACAAAGTAGACGCGGATAAAGTAAGCAGTAACGTTAAACAGCTTCTTAAACAGCTCGGCTACAGCATAGATGACGACGGCACTGTCACTTCCAACGCGGAGAACCTTCCCACGGAAGATATTGTCTCCAGATACATCTACGCAATCGAAAATGGAAATGTACCTGATGGAGTGAACAGCTATGATGACCTTAGAGATTACTTGATTCGCAACGGCTTGCCGAGAAGTGAAGTTGTAAAAGAGATAGACTATTGGAAGGGCGAAGATGTAAAACCCGAACTTTTTGAACTTCTGAAAAGAAAGAATGGTTATACGCCGCGCGGATATGTCAGCCAACAAGTAGAAACGGGATATGAATCCGGAAAATGACAAGGAGAACCTATGGCAACAAAAAAATACAACCTTTCCGAACTCGGCGAAATCGGCAGTTTTCTTAAGAGTGTCGAAGAGAAAAACAAAAGCAACGGTGAAACGCGAGAATCCGAAACCGCATCTTCAAGCACAAAAATACATGAGAATCTCGGAAGCGACCTTGTTAATTTCCTTAAAGATTCAGAGAAAAAATACGGTCGCATAACAAAAAAAGATTATACCACCGCCTTAGAAAACCAAAGAAACGAAATACAAAGAGCGTTTGAAGCAAGGCACCAGCAAGAACAGGAGCGCATAAATCAAAGTATCAGGGATAGAATCGGCGCAGCAGCGCAATATCAAGTGAACTCAAAAACTACGCCACTTATCCATGACGCTCCAAACCAATATCTGCATGTGTCAAAAGCGAACCTGCCTAAAACATTCGCCATGTCCGAAAAGGAAGAAGCAGACAAAAGAGCCGCACGGCAGAAGAGCATTGAAAACGCAAAACAAAACCACCACGTCGTTACAGACATTAACCCCGTTACGGACTGGCTAAATTACATCTTTGACAGCGAACAAAATTATGGACGTGGCGGAATTGAAAACCTCGCTTATAGTGTTGATGCATTCGGAGCAGGTGCTCTGGAAGTCATCAAAAACACAGCAAAAGCCATATCAGGCGACAAGGAAGCACAAGATATAATCAAGAATGATGCAAAATATACAAAGGACAAAATAGTAGCCGCATTTAAAAAAAATAGAGAGAATCCATACGGCACACCAGGCGAACAACTGCAAGAGGGAGAACACCTTGAAAATTTAAAGAAAGTATGGAACAAAATAAACCCAATTTCAAACGCAGCCAAAGCAGCTTCCGTGTTTAATTCTACTCCATACAATAAAGGATTCGCAGAATACCAAAACACACACACGCCAGAATATCAGAAAGACGTAATTCAAAAAGAAATAGAACGCACTCACCCTATCCAATCGGCAAAACCACAATATTCTCCTACACAAATAGTAAAGGGCTTACTAACTAACACAGCCTACAATATGCCGGCTATCGCTGTTTCGGTGGCTTCACGTGGCACTGCCGCCGCTCCTTACGCCAATTATATCAGTGGTGCAACTCTCGGTATACAGTCAATGTCAGATTCTTACGACGAAGCTAAAAAAGAGGGCGCAACAGATGAAGAAGCGGCACAATACGCAATGCTCGAAGGTGTGAACCAAGGCGTAATGGACACGGTTCTCGGAGGTGTGAGTGGAGCAACAGGCGGACTTCTTGATAAGCCCATTTCAAACCTTGCTTCACATATTGTAAAAACCCCTCTTGCCAAAACAATGGTAGAAACGGGTCTTGATATGCTTGAAGAAGGTATGCAGGAATCCGCCCAAAACTACATCACCACAATAAACAAACGCGTAACCTATAACCCCGACGCAAAGTTTGACATAGACGGTGCAGTGTATGAAGGTGTCCTCGGCGGTCTTAACTCGCTTGTACTCTCCCCCGGCAAGGCATATTCAAGATATCAGGTCAACAAGTCTTCCTATGATACTGTGAATAGTCTTTCCATAGCGGCAAGCAAAGTCAGCTCGGAGCAGGACGCAAAAATTATTACCGATATGGCAGACCAAATATCAAAAGGTGCTGATGAAGTCATAGCAGATTCCAAAACAGAAACAGCCGACAAAGCAAATGCCGAATATATAAAACGCGGCGCAGAAGCGGTAAAGAAAAAGCTGAACGAGAACTACGCAAACATCGTAAAAAACAATCAGTCAGTTTTGGAGAAAACGCAGGAAATAATCAGAACGCATAAGACAAGCGATGCAGAATCTCTCTCGGAACTTGTCAATGCAGTCAAAGAATCCGGATATGGCGGAAACAGTAATAACGCCGTAAACAATACCGTCGACTATGTAAACGAACTCATAACAGAACAGAATCAAGTGGCAAAAACAGCTGAAAGTATTGCTTCTATGCAGGACGGTCAGATATCGGAAGACGCGCAGACAGTGGCAATTCAAAAACAAAAAGCCAACGAAGCACTTGAATACACAAACACTGTAATTCCGCAGCTCAAGAGTATCAGCGAAAATCTCCGTTCCAAAAGAAGCGAGATTAACGCCCGTCTCAAGCTCGACGAAAATACAGAAACAATGACAAATCAAAACGTAAAGCAGGAAGTCAATACTCAAACTACAGCTACAGATACATCGGCGAATGCGACAACCGAAGCACAGCAAACCCAAACAACCACCACAGAGCGCGTCAGCAACAGCGCATACCATTCAGAAACCGCAGAGAACATCCGTAGCACTTACGAAGGCAGGAACATAAAGGAGACAGCAGAGAACATTATCAAGGCTCACGGCAACGTCAGAAGTGCTGTAGACTATGTCCATGATGTTTACGCAAAAAGCGGAGGTTCTAATGCAGATGCGTCTACAAAAGAATATATCCGCGCACTTGACAGCGAAATCAGAAAAGCAAACAAGCCCCTTCTCGAAAAGAACATTAAGAGGGTAGAAACGCTTCTCAAAGAGTACGGTGTAAAAAATGTGGAAATAGACGAAAGCATTACTCCGTTGACGGATGACGGTAAATCAGTGTGGGGAATGGCACATTATAACCGTGGCACAGGAAGGATATATGTTTCTCCCTACGCCGACGGTAAGGCAATAATCGGCTCTAAAATCGTCCATGAATTTACCCACCATGCAGCAAAAGCCGACAATTCTCTTGTGGGTGACATTCTAAAAGCCGCAAGAGAATCAAAAGTCTTCAACAAGGAAATAAAGCTTGCTGATGGAACAACCACAACCACCGTCGACAATCTCACGCGCCTTGTGAAAGAAAACTACGCCGATGAGATAAACGAATACATTGCAACCTCAACAAACCTCTCGCGCTACAAGGTGCTTGTCGGAATGGGCAAATCAGAAGCAGATGCCGCCAGAATTGTTGCAGATGAGTTCAAAGCGTCTCATGCGGAAGAATACAACAGCATAGTTGACGAATACGTAAATGAAGATACTGCGGCTTATGTTATGGAATTCCTCAATCAAGAAAAAAACGAGGACATTCTGTCTCAGCTGATTAAAGACAATCGCCCTCTTTGGAAGCGTATTCTTGACAAGATTGAAGACTTCATTGCAAAGATAACCGGCAAAACCGAAGCAAGAGAATATCAGAAAGCCGCCGACAAAATAAGAGAAATTCTCGGAAACGAAATCGACGCAAAGGTAGAAAACACAGGCTCTTTCAAGGCTATTCAGCAACAGATTAAAAACGGCAACTCCAAAATAGGAAACACTCCCGACGGAAGAAAGTTCTCTATGGAGCTGAATGTAGATGAATCCAACGGACTTTTCGCAATTCACAATCTCACAGCAGACAGTTTCATGAAATCATATGAACTCGGTGGATTTGCTATGCCGTCTATTGCAATTGCAAGAAGCGATGTGGGTCATTCCAATTTCGGAGATATCTCTCTTGTATTCGCTTCCGATACAATCAACCCTGCAAACCCGGACAACAAGGTTTATTCAGCTGATGCATGGACGCCGACATTCCCCAAAATAGAATACGAAGCAAACAGCAAAGTTACGGATAAGCTGCGCGACAAATATTATGAGCTTTACGGAAAGTTCGGTCATGAAAAAATCTCCGCTTTATATCCTTACGGAAATTACTTTGAAGAGCAGCTCAACACAGACGGCGGTGTTGACGGTATAATCTCAAAACAAAGCGATAATCCGCAGATGATGCAGGTTTATCTTGCCGACACACAAGGAAAAACTGTTGATTCTGTTGTCAAAGAAACAAAAACTACTCTTCCGTCAGAACAGGTAGAGCAGTCTGAATTCATTATTGATAAGCTCGGTGCAGATACTGTAAATGAAATGCGTCCGCAAGCTAATGAATCTCCCATAAGCGCACGCAAGAGATGGATGAGCGAACACGGAGATGCTTTCAAAGCCGCATACGCCGATTATTTAATGCAGTCGGGACTTACCTCAGAAGAAGCACAAAACGCGATAGACAATATGACTAAAGCGCAGCTGCTTTCTCAGATGGTTAAAGCACGTAATTACCTTGCGAATGGTGCTGAAACTGTAAAATCAGAAGTAGACACAGAAGCTACCAACAACGCTATTAAAGAAGCTGTAAATCAAGATGATTACTTGAAATGGCTTCACAGTCTTTTTGACGGCGGCGAAAAAAAGTCAGGCGTTCCAAACGGCAAAGAACCGTATACACGCAACGGCAATCAACGCCCTTTCTCTGCAACACATTATCCTGTCACGCTTGATAATATAGTTCTCTCGATGAAGTCACAAGGAGACGGCAACACCAAAAACGCAACGTCAGTATTTGTCGGCTCAAAGACAATCCGTGCGGAAAGCGCAGCAGAGTACAGTTCTCTCGATGAAATAAGAGCCGATAAAGGCAGACTTGCTCATAGAACTCCGGAAGAAGCAAAAGCTGCATGGAATGAGTTTGATAACCGTTTGTCCGCTATCATAAACAGAATAATGGATGCAGAGAGCGGAATCGACAACCGTTTCATTGAGCAGGACAGAATAGGTTCTGTTCTCGCGGAAGCTTCAAGAAACAACACCGAAGCCAACATCAAAAAAGTTCTCACACAGTATAAACTCACTCCGGCTGTAGCGGCAGACTTCAAGGCACTTGTAGACGATATCAAGTCCGCGCCGGTTGACATCTTTGAAGCAAAGCCGGAAAGAGTGGTAGCTCTTGACGAGGTCAAATATGCCATAGTTCCGTCAGACATAAACTCCGACGTTACAACAGCACTGAATAACGCCGGAATAGAAACAAAAACATACGAAAACGGCAACGAAGCGGACAGGCTAAAAGTTCTGAACACGCTGTCCGATGTAAGATTCTCGAAGCAGCTTGACAAATATGACTACTCCAAGTCTTTCTCGGAACAAATCGAAGACTACAAAAACGGAGTGTTCCCCTACAATGATACATTGATAGTCAGAGGTACACCCAAAGTATTTCAAGATGTTGGATTCAATGCATTGCCAATGACATATACGCAGACACATTTAAAGGATGCTCTTGCTAATATTGATGGAGCTCATCTCGGCGAAGCACAGTTAAAACAGCTGCCTTCCGCGCTCGAACATCCTATAGCAATAATTAACAGTGCTACAAAGCCGGGCAGAGCTGTCGCTATCATTGAGATACCTGGAAATTCTGCCAATACTATAGCAGCTATAGAAGTAGACGGAACAGGAATTATTAACGGTCAAAAAGTAGACAGCAATGCCATTGTTTCCGCTTACACAAAAAAGAACGCCATTAGCAAATTGCTTAATGACGCGATTGATTCCGAGATGAGTGGAAATATCAGTATTTACTATATTGACAAAAACAAAGCCATGCAACTCTCAAGCGCTATCGGGGTCCAATTCCCCGGAGGTTTCAAGAACATTGATGGCTATGTTCATAGTATACGCGATTCCGGCTCGCCTGTCAATATAAAAATCGAAAATGTAACAAAAACGCAACAATTCAAGCGTTGGTTCGGAAACTGGGAGACACATCCCGAAACTTCAAGTAAAGTCGTAAACACAGACGGCACGCCTAAAGTTGTATATCACGGAACAAATGCCGACTTTTGGACATTCTCTCTTGCAAATCGCGGAAAGAACGGAGAAAAACTCGGTGTGGGATATTACTTTGTCGACAACAAATCATCCGCCGAAAGATACGGTGACAGAGTTATTGAAGCATACCTCGACATCAAGAAGCCTGCAAGCGCGGAAGTAATGGAAATATCCCGTAAAGACTGGGAGAAATTCCTTGACTTCGCAATAGAGCACCGTGACGAATACATTGACGGCGAATGGAAAGGCAACGAAATAAACAAAGAGTATGAGCTTACCGATTTCGACTACGGTTCAAACGACGCTGAATTAATCAAAGGCTTCCTCAACGGTATTGCCGCCGGAAACAAAGACGTGACGGAAGCATATCTCGAAATGCTCAAGGATTCAACAGGCTACGACGGCATTGCATATAACACTGACAACACGGACTATTACGTAGCATTCACACCCGAACAAATCAAATCCGCAACCGACAACATAGGCACATTCGATAAAGACAACAAAGACATACGCTACTCCAAAGAACTCATGACGGCAGAGGAAAAGAAGAAAGTACGCGAAGCAGAAAGGGCGGCATATCTCGAAAGGCAGCTTGTCTCAACCGCACCGCTCGGAGGAAAAGCAAAAGCCGTTTCTCCGACAGCAAAAGCCGCAGTAGCGAAGAAAATAGCGTCAGGTATGCCCGGCGTATCGACAGCTCAGGTAAACGAACAGCTTACAAAGTTCTTTGAGGTTATCGAACACCCAAAGGCAACAACACCCGCCGCATACAGAGATGAAGTCCGTCAAATGGCAAATGTCACGGCTCAGAACCTCTACAACGAGTTCCGCATAGAAAACACAAACCCGCTGTATGATGAGTTCAACGATGCATATAACCACATCAAGAGCCTTAAATTCAAGATGACCGACGCTGTGAAAGACGACTTCGGCAAAGAAGCATACAGTGACTTCTATAAGAGAGCAAGAGGAACATTAAAGCTCCGCGTTAACGACGGTATGGCAGTAGACGAGCTGTGGAGCGACTTGTGCAACCTCTATCCTTACTTTTTCAACGAAAGCACCACAAACCCGAGTGAGATGATGGAGCAGATATACGAGGTTCAGTCTTCGCTAAAGAAAACTCCAGGACATCCGTATTACGACATGAGTTCTGAAAACACAGACATATTCTCGGAAGGCGAAGATACCGCAACAGTAAACTCTATAGCGGACGCTCTTGTAGCAGCATACCTTGAAAACGCCAAGCCTACAGTTGCGGCAGAAAACAAATCACTGCGGAACGAAAACAAACGCCTTGCAGAAGAAGCCAACGCAGCAAGGGGAGAAGCCGCCGACGCGAAAACCACGCTTAAAGTAACTATGGACTGGAATCAAGCCGAACTGACTAAAATGTACGGAGATTTCACGCGCCAAATCAGCGAAGAACAAAAGCAGCTGCAACAAGCAAACAGAAAAATCGAACGCTTGACAAACAAGGTGGAAAGAAAAAATGTAAACATGGCTCAAAAGACAGCTCTCAAGGAAATAGGCAGGTTGCATGAGATGTTTACAAATCCCACTAAGCAGAAGCACATTCCGCAGAATCTCAGAGCGGCAGTCGGCAGTTACCTCACATCTTTGAACAACACAAAGCTCTTGAACGGCAAAACCGTAAATTCGCAAGAAATAACGGAGACACTTCAATCGGAGCAAGAAAGAATAAACAGTGCCGCTTCTAAGGTCATCAACACTTTGTCAGGCAAATTCACAACTGATTCGGAACTGTATCAGGGTAGGTCTACAAGACAGATAGAAGCACTGAAATTTGAACTTGACAAATTAACCGAGCTTGCTAACGAAAGTCCAAACAGCGGAATTGATTCTTCAAATAATGCCGATTATATCAGAACTGTCACAGACCTTACAAGAATGGTGAACCACCTTGTCAAACAGTCAAATGACTTCTTCACGGGAACAAGGAAAGTCGAAGCCGAAACCTTTGCGAAGAGCTGGATTGACGAACTTTCCGGTCACAAAACACGTATCGGTGAGACCGGATTTGAGCGAAGCCAGTTCAAAAAGCTGCTTGACGGAGTAGGCTACAGTTTCATGTCAGCGGACTTGTTCTTCTCGACAATGGGAGAACCCGGCAAGGAAATATCAAGCTGGTACAGAAACGCTCAAACGCGTCAGGTGAAAATGAAGCAGGAGTACGGAGAGTATATGTCCGAACTTTTAGGCGACAATTACAGCACCATCGCCGGAAGCACACAGGCGAAAAAGAACCTGATTGATGTAAAGATTCATGGCAACGACGTAAAAGTATCGAAAAATCAGCTCATGTCTTTGTATCTCACATGGAAGAGAGCGGCAGGTCGCAGACACCTTGAAAACGGCGGAGCGGCATTCACAAACGCAAACAACGAGACAAGCAAAGTTTACGTTATAGACGAAGCAACATATAACACACTCATGGAAAAGCTGACAGCAGACGACAAGAGAATAGCAGACGGCATAGGAAAGTTCTTATCGGAAAACTGTTCGGATTGGGGCAATGAAGCTTCAATGCAGCTCTACGGAATCAGGCTTTATGAAGACAGCAACTACTTCCCGATTCGCACACCAAGCGAACTGCGGGACACAAACTTCTCAAACCTCGCAGATACGCATACCATAGAGAACTCATCGTTCACCCACAAGCTCAACAAAAACGCTAACGCCGCCGTAGTCATTGGAGACGTGTTTGATATAGCAGACAGGCACGTAAACGATATGTCCGCTTATTCAGCATATGCGCCGCTCAACAACAGCATGGAAAGAGCCTTCAACGCCAACGGATTAAAGCGTGCGCTAAGTTCAGCATATGGTAACAATGGCGTAAAGTATATGCAGGACTTCATCGACAAAATTAACGGAAACGAACCAAAGCGCACCACAGGAGAGAACGCAAACAAGGTTCTCAATTTCATCTCCAACAATGCTAAGAAAGCGGCAGTTTCGGCTAACATCTCGACAGCATTGAAGCAGCCGTTGTCTCTCGTGAGGTCGTGGCTTGTCATAGACCCCAAATACACCCTCGCCGCTTATGCCCAAATAAGACCAGGCGTAAACAACATAGTTAAGCAAGGCAAGGAATACAACAGAATCCTGAACACCATGAACGAATACTCCGGTATTGCCGTGATTAAGTCACTGGGATATTCGGACACGGGAATAGGAACTACCACACGAGAAACCTATGACGAGCAAAGTCTCAAGTCTGCTTATAATAAAGCCAAATATATTAAGCAGTCAGCCGAAGACATTGCAATGAGACCCGCCGAGTTTGCCGATGAAATCACATGGGTGCGCATGTGGAAAGCATGTGAACTTGAAGCCAAGGCAAAATACGGCAATACATTGTCTACCGATGAATTTAACAGACACGTCGCAGACAAGTTCAATGAGATTATCGGCAAGACACAGGTTGTCGATTCGGTTCTCGACACAGCACCGATAAGCACCAATAGGTTTTTCAAGACGCTGTACCCGTTCATGAACGAACCTGTAAAGACAGCAGCGGCACTCATCTCAGCGGCGGAAAACGTCAGAAATGGCAAAGCAGGAGCGAAAAAACAATTAACAAACGCTATCGGCTGCTATGTTATCTCGAACCTGTTACTTGAGCCTATAGTCTCGTCTCTTGTCGGTATGTGGAGGCACGATTCGCCCAAAGACCCTGAAGACTTCGCAAAGAAATTTTTGGAAAGATTTATAGGCATTAAAGCCGACGGCGAAACAAAATGGACGGACATATTCTCTTCTAACGTCGCTGACGGTTTATTTGCAGTCCCGTATATCGCTCAAATTTATGATACAATCGCAAACAAGTTTAACAATTTTGACCCAGAGCGAATGGATTTACAACCCGTAGCCGACTTAGTAGGAAACGGTATGTACTTTTTCAACAGTCTTTCCAAAGAAGACTATGAAAGCCAAAAAACAAAGGTGAACTACGCCACCGACATGATAGCTTCATTGGCACAGATTCTCGGCATCCCCGGTTCTACTCTTAAAAGAGATTTGTCTGCTATAGCAAGAACAGCCGTCGACGCAACAGGGGCTTATGTGGCACAGTGGGAACTCAACAAAGTTTACTACAACCTCGGTAACGTAACCGCAAGAACGAACAAGAACTTCTATGACATTATGGCGAAAGCGTACAATGCCGGAGACACAGAAGCCTATTCGTATATGCTGAGAGACCTTCGTTCCATTCAGACAGGTGCAAAAGCGTTCGGTGTGCCGTATAACAACATCAATAAGTACATCACCGAGCACGGCGCGAAGATAGTAGAAGGCACTGATATGTGGTATGTGTCACTGCAAGCGGAATACGACCTGAACACTTTCGTTCCGAATATGAAAGTTGAAAAACTTGTAACAAGTGTTTACCAAAAAGCAAAGAATGAGAAACTCGAGAATTACGAAAACGCAATCTACAAAGCTCCCACAACGAAAGCAAACGCTACGTTCAGTGTGAATAAAGAAGATTACGAAATGACACTTGAAGAATTCGACAACTACATCAGAAACACAGGAGACTTTGCTTACAAGATTACAAACGCACTTCCGTCAAATTACAAGTGGTCAAGTCTGAACACAGCACAGCAGCTCTACGCGCTTGAGAAGACATACGAATTCTCGAAGGCGTATTGGAAGAAAAAGCTCAAGCCCGAATATTCTTCTAAGTCAAATTGGATGGATGAGCTTTGCGACAACAAGGTCGACTTCCAAACTTACGCACGCGTCATAATCAATCAAGCGGAAAAATACTCGCCAAAGGACTAAAAACCCCTCCAAACAGAAAAAGGCAGTCGATGAAATACTCGATTGCCTTTTCTAATATTTTTATTGTTTTCGGCACGAAGCTGTTGTATTTTCCAGTTGCCGGTGATATAATGGCTTTGACTGTATGGGTGAAACAAAAATCGAAAGGAATAAAATCATGGCAACACCCAAGAAAACAAAAAACGGATGGACAATTCTCGTTTATGCCGGGATAGACGAGAACGGAAAGAAGAGGTATCAAAGACTAAGCGCACCGACAAGAAAAGAAGTGGAAAAGCTTGCGTCTGAGTTCGACAAAGAAATGGACGGACACAGCGCGTCGAACATCACAATGACCGTAGGAGACGCTGTAGACGCGTATATAGCCGCAAGAGAGACAGCGGGATATTCACCCAAGACAATACGCGAATACAAGGCATACAGGCGCACAGCACTTCAAGGATTGATTGACATTAAGCTTTACTCCGTGACAGACGAGATGATTCAAAAGGAGATAAACAAAGCCGCTGTCGGTCACTCGCCGAAGTCTGTCTCTTTGTGGTGGGGACTGTTCGGAGCGGCAATACGCCAGTACAGAAAAGGATATGCTCCGTCTGTGCTGCTGCCAAGCGTGAAGCGAAAACCCGTAGAAGTGCCGGACGAAACGACAATAAAGAAAATGTTCGCGGAGCTGAAAGGAGACCCGCGAGAAGTCCCGATTATACTCGCTTCCGTGTGCGGCATGAGAAGAGGGGAGATATCAGCACTGGATTTAAAAAATGATATCGACTATCAAAAAGGACTTGTGTATGTAAACAAAGCGTATACAAGAAACGAGAATAACATATTTGAACTCAAAGAACCGAAAACCGAAGCGGGAAAAAGAGTTATATCAATTCCACAGTGGGCGGCAGAAAGACTTTATGTTTACTCAAACAAACATAGTTTCAAAATGTACAACCCCAATCAGATAACACAAATGTACGCGCACGTCAGAAAAAAGTATAACCTCACCTGTACCTTCCACGGTTTGAGACATTACTACGCGTCAATCATGCTTGCCCTCGGAGTACCTGATAAGTACGCAATGGAAAGAATGGGACACAGCACAAATTCAATGCTCAAACACTACCAAGAATCGGTAAAAGAAAAAGATATTGAAATCAATAACGCAATGAATGACTACTTCTCTCGATTAGATGAGACAACAAAAAAGACAACAAAATAAATTGTGAACGAAGAAAAACAATAGAAAAAGTGAGCTATAACGAGAAAAAGAGAGTTGTCAATACAATTTTTGCTGGTTCGAATCCAGTCACTCCGATGACAAAACTCTCGGTATATTCGCTATATCGAGAGTTTTTTGTTGCTTATTTATAGTAAAATTGCTATTACACATCGAATGTTCGTGTAATAGCTACCGAAATACTACAAAATTTTGTATTTGCATTTCCGTGAAATACAATATTTTTATTCTCTACAAATACCCCGAGACAACAAAAAGACAACAAGTTAGACAACAAATCATTAACAATAATTTCCATACAGTCAAAAACAGGAGCTTTTTACAGCTCCCGTTTTTTTATTTTGCGATATACTTTCTATAAACTGCAATCTTGTTTGAAACCGCGTCTTCATCATCAAGAAAGTCATGCGCTATTTTTGCGTAGAAGTCAGGATTGTTAAGCCCGAATTCCTGCGCTGTGTTGTAGTAGTCCGAGTATGCCATGTTCATAGCCGCATAGAACGCCGTAGGATTACAGTCATAGCCGTGCTGTTTGCGTACATGTTCGGTCTGGTCGTAATTCCAGTGTTCCCCGCGTGAGCCGTCGGAATTTCTCATGCTGTGTGTCCATTCTTCGGCATCTTCTATTGTGAGCCGTCCTATACGCTCGCCATTGCCGCACTCTTTCATCTCGCGTTCGTAGTCTTCGAGACAGTCAAGACAAGATACAGTGTCTGATATAATCTCTATATTGTGAGCGTTAACAGGCATGTCCATGTATTCTTCAAGACGTTTGCGTAGCTTTTCCTTGTATTCGTTTATGTTCATTGTCATCTTATTGTCCTCCCGCGCTGATGTATCTGTATAGCGAATCAATGTCGTTCTCCGTGAAGACGATACCAGCTAATTCTATCTGCCCCGTCTTGTGAATCGCGTCTTTCGCCTGATTGTAAACCTTGTCAAGGTCGATGTTGCCGTTTTCATCAAAAAGCGTTGCAAACATATCATCTTTTGTCAGTGAAGTTATTGTGTCCGTTACCTTTTGATTTATTTGAGGAATCAGAAAGTACACCGCGAATTTCTTTACACCGACAGCCTTTTGAGCAATCTCGGTATCGATATAGTTTGCCAGTCCGCGTTGAATCTGCTGTACATTAACTATCATAGCGCACACCCCTTAGCAATAAGCTCTCTCAATCATAATGTTGGATACTGCTGATGTAAGAGCTGCACCGGTGTTCTCAACCTGAATTGCAAGAGGAAGATTAACGGGAAGAGAAGCGCAGTTGCCGAACGCACGAACCATAAACGAAATTGTCACATTGACTGTATCGCCCGCAGCCGCAGCCGTCGCACTGCCTACGTAAACCGATGTGCCGCCGACGTTGAGCGAGAATGAAACAAGTCCAGCAGCGGCAGGAATCGCAGATACATTATATGTAACTCTGTAATATCCCTGTTCGGTGATATTCACTGTGTCCGCGCCGGAAGTTGTCACTTCAAATGTCTGACAGCAGTTTGTACGAGGACATACGCGCCTTGTGATGCTGCCGAGCGGCATGAGAGCATTGGCGGCAACCGCCTGAATATTTTTGTTTGTGAGCTGAATCATTCTGTAATTCATATTTATATCTCCTTGTTATAAAAAATTGGGAGAGCTGCCGCCCTCCCTAAATCTGTATTGAGCGGATTGTTTAATCCATTACTTACATATTGCCGCTGCAAGTTCCACAGCCTGTGTTGCAGATAACTCTCTGCGGTACTACCGTCTGAGTTATTGCATTCACGGCAGCGGTTACGGAATCAACCTGTCCTTTAAGAGTAGTAATGCCGGTGGTGGTAGTTGCATTGATAACAGCCTGTTCAGTCCACTTTGCATTCTGTGTTTCTCTAAGGTCTTTAATCTGTCCGTCAGTCCACTTGTAAAGGTCGAGAATCTTCGCGTCCGTAGACTGTTCTGCTTTGAGCTGAGCTATCTCCATATCCTTTGAGTAATTCTCACGGATGAGGTTTATCTCGCAGGATGTGACTTTTCTGTCCGCTTCAAGCTGTCCGCTGTTGGAAGCAGAATTCATAAGCGCGGGAATAGCAGCCATAGCGGCGATTGTGGCAGTGTCAGACGGTTGTCTGTTGCCCCCGAGAATACCGCCGAGAATGTTTCCTGCGCCGCCGTTAGCGACAGCAAGTCCGCCGAGAGTTGTTCCGATTATGCCAAGTGCAGTAGTGCCTTTTCCGGCTACCCATTCAGCCATTTTCAAATACCTCCGAAAATATATTTATCACCGAACGTTGCGCACCGCCCGAAGACATACAAAAAAATCTCTCTGTATCTGATACCATTGTACCATCGCAGAGAGATTTTTTCTTTCAAGAGATTTTCAGATTATTTGCACTGTTTTTGCATTTAACTTGCTTACAACTTGATTTCAAACTTGATTTCAAACTTGATTCCGCACATTTCAAACTAAATAGTTTGAATATAGCACTAAAACAGTCTAAATCCAGTCCTATTTTAACTTGCTTATAACTTGCCGGACTTATGTAAGATGTATACGAGCTTCGCGAGAGCCACCTTGTGCCACTTTGAGACGGTGGTATACTCGCGCCCTACCGCTTCGCAAACGTCCTCCAGACAGCCGTTGTCAACATACAGTATTTTGAGCAACCGCTTATACTCCGGCTTGAGATTGCATCGGTCAATAGCGTCCGCTATGTCCTGAGTATCGCCGACACTATGCACCGCTTGTCTGCGCTTCGCATGGTCGGTCAACCTTATCCCTCCTTGCTGTCCTCCTTTTCGGCGGTGTCGATAATGCCTTTGATTCCCTCCGCGTCAATCCGCGCCGCGTCAACTTTACTCTCGCCATAGATGTAGCCGATGATTGAGGATATCGCCGTAATCGCACCCGCAACCTTGCCCGCAATCTCTCCGTAGTCGCTCTCACCCACACCAAACGACATTGCAACACCGATAATGATACCGATGATTGTTACCCACAGCTTTCTTGAGGTCAGCTTCTGCTTCCAGTTGATTTTGTTGTTCATATTATTCTCCTTTTTCATCTTCATAAGTTATTTCTTCCTCCCCGTAATCGGAGTGATATTCCTGCTTGATTTTCTCGCGGTTTTCCATTGCCGACTTGATGAGATAGCCCACCACGCCGCAACCCATGGGAGCACCGATGTAGGTCAGCAGTCCGTCAAGAGACGCCATGTCGGGAGCGATTATCAGCTGTACCACAAGGTAGCACATACCGTAAATCGCACCCGCAAACCACAGCTTCACAATTGCCGAGAGCTGACGCTTTGAGTATTCAACGTCTTTCTTTTTCATGATTTTTAGTTTTAAACAAGACTTAAATTAGTTTTAAACAGTCCGTTAATGCGTTGCCAATGCGTTAAAACGCGATAATATTGTTGACTGCACGACTGCCGCCCGTTGACCGTCTCTTGATTCCCTCGACACGGATGTACGAGCCGCCGCCGTCAAGAGCAATAACGTTCTCAAAGCCTTCGCCTTGTATCTTCTTCCATACCTCGCCGGACTTGATGTAGTTTGCCGAGGTGGTTTTGAGAGTGAGTACCCATATCTCGCCGTTTCGGATTCCGAGCATATTTCTCGACGTGCCGTAGGTGGTGGAGCCGTCCCATCCCTCCGCATTGACGTAGCTCATGTCGACAGGCTTTTTGTCGCTCACAACAGGGACACCGCTGACAGCGTACTTGATTCCCGACGGGATTTTGTCAACGCGCTCGATTTTGGGGTCTCCCGAGTACGGTACAAGGAGCGTTGATACCTTTTTGCCCGCAAACTGCTTTGTCGCGTTGTCGGCGATACTGTACACAAGGTGGTTGCCGTAGACGTGTTCAAAAAGATTTCCTTTTGCCGCCGGCGGAATGTCCTTGATATCGCAGGCAAGGTTAGCGACGGGGAGCGTGTATGTTTCGCCTTCCTCCGTGCGGTAGTTGGCAAAGAATCCGCCGTTGATGTATCTCTTCACACCGCCTTTGCGCTTGTCCGCGTCGTGATAGAGAATTGCAAAATTCTTCGCGCGGGTGTACGTGATTCCGTCCTTATCATAGCTGTCCTTGATGTTGGTATTGCCCTTTTTGCCGGACACGTCGAGACCGATGTTTGTGTTCACGTTTTTTTCTCCTTTTGATATAGGTTTTATGTTGTACTGCCCCCACTCGTTAGGTATGCCGAGATACAGAGTAGGGTCTACGGATTCGCCGTTTTTGCGGACCTCAAAGTGACAGTGTGAGCCGAAGGAATATCCCGTGTTGCCCTCAATTCCGACGACGTCCCCCGCCTTGACTTTCTGTCCGACTTTAACCTTTCGCACCGCCATGTGGCACATGAAAATCTTAAGTCCGTCCGGCGTGTCTATGCGAATGTAGTTGCCCCACTGCCATGTAAGATTGCTCTTATCCGTGATGATTGTCGACGAACCGATAACTCCGTCACAAGGCGCAACAAGCGTTTTGTCAGTGCCGCTGAGGTCTACGCCTTTGTGATAGTCGCGCTGTCCGTTGAGCGTTCGCCAGCCAAAGTGTGATGTAAGCGTGACTTTGCCGCTCTTGTAAGGCAGATTCATTTTCATTCCGTGTCACCTCCGTTGTGCGGCGGCTCTGTCGGCAGTGCCATGACCTCATTGTAGAGCTGTGTCGCGACGTCGTTGCCGCGGAGCGCGTGATAAGCCGCATAGGCGCGTTTCAGTGCTTCTTTTGCGTAGATGGGGCAATATCCCCTATCGAGATACTTATCGTGATTGCGGATTATCTCCGCGCGTAGAAGACACTTTAATCCTTCCTCCAGCGCACTTTCACGCTTTTTTCGCAGCTTGATGTATGTAACAGCCCATGTTACCGCTCCGCCGCATACAAACGGCACCGCCCACTTGATGATTGTCTATATTAGCATTTTTCATTCTCCTTATCCAAGCGGATTTACTACATTTATTGCCGCGTCCGAAGCCGTAATGGTGAAATAATATACTCCGATTGTCTGCATAGCTCCTGTTGAAGTCTTCTCAAATAGTAGTGACTGATATGTTAACACGCAGCCCATTTCGATAGTGACGGGAACTTGCGATATTACTCCGATTAAATCACCAACTTTGCAGTCGATATTTTCCATGTCTTTTTTCATGGTTTTGGTGCCGCCGGAGTATATTATTATCCTGCCGAATTCAGGCGAGTCGCCGATTTTTAACGACGCTGCTTCTCCGCCCCCACCCGTGGGAATCGCACGGATACAAGCGGGCAAGTCCTCAATTTTCGCATCGTCAGCGACAGCGCCGCCTTTCTCCGTTATTGCGGATACAATATCGGTTTTAGCCTTGTTAATGCGCGTTATTTCAGTTTGTACGCTCATAACTCACCTCATATAGCCGCCAGAGCCGCGCGGATATCGTCTGTAAGAGATACCGTGCCGGTGCCGTCGTGATAACCTGCGGGGATGGTTACGCTAAGCTTAGTAAGTCCGTCGATTGTAAGCTTCTTCGCACCCTGATTAACCATAGTACCTTCAACAGCCGCGCCTGTGCTGTCGACAAAAACAGCTCCGTCAAGCACTTTGTCTGCGGTTGCCGTTACGCCGGACACGTCCTTGTACTTCGCAGGAATGGCAGCTACTGTAACCTTAGACAGCACTTTTCCCGCAGTCGGCGTAATATCCTGCGCCTTTTCTGCCGGAGTAGCAGTCTTTGTCTCGATTGTGATTGATACCTTGCCTGTGCCGCTGTGATAGCCTTTCGGGATGGTATAGGACGTGTCTGTCACGCTGAGCGACTTTTCAACAGCTCCGTTGTTGGGCATTGTACCCGCAATAGTAGTGCCATCCGCTCCGACTATGGTCTTTGTAGCAAGCACATCACCTTCCGTTGCCGTGACGGCTGACGTGTCGTTAAAATTGTCCGGTATCGCATTAACCGTCACTCCGGATAGCGCATAATATCCCGCATCCGGTGTGACCTGCTGCTGCTTTTTGGTCGGCGTTACAGTCTTAGCCTGTGTGTTGTAGTTACCGCCGCCCGAGACACCTTGCACAGTGCCGCTGCCGTTGTGATAACCTTTGGGGATGGTGTAGCTCTCGCCTTCCTTTACCTGTGCCGACACAGCACCGTTATTGTCTATGCCGTCGATTGCCGTAGCACAGTCCGCAAGTTTTGCCGTAGCCGCCACAAGTCCGAGTGCGACAAGCTTTGTGCGTATAGTGTTTCTCGCGTTGGTGAGTGCCGTCAAAAGTTCTGATGTTGTTGCTGCCATTTTCAATAACCTCCGTTAAATAATCGCAAGTAATGCGTTAATGTTTCCCACGACGAGATTAACCCCCGCCGATGTGATAGGTTTGGTGTTGTCCTGCTCGGCGTTGTCGGTAGTATCTACTGACAATACGCCGTCTTTCGTGACGGAAAGGTTTTCGCCGACTTTAACACCGCCGAGACGTTCTTTTGTTGCCGGAAGAACGACACCGCCGCCTTCTCCGCCGACAGCAGGAATGAAGTGCCACACGCCTTTTGCATCTTTCACAAGCAGCGTTTGTTTTTCTATTTTCGGCATTTGTCTAAAATCACTCCTTTAGTTATAAAATATCTCAACTTATCAAACAACCTCTATTTCATTCAATTTATAAACAAGCAGGTAATTATATTGTGCGTCAGTATTGAACTTTCTATAAGCATTTGTGGATGATATTGACAGCACAAATGCCGTGTTTGAAGTTATTTCGCTAATATTGCTGCTTCCATAAACCAGAAACTCATCATAACTGCTGCCATATACTCCACCAACGGCTATTGCGACAGCACTTTCCGGAAACCTGCTATAGCTGATTAACCCGTCCAATGATGCGTTAGCATCGGATTTAGTCATTGCAACAGCGACCATTTTAAGAGAGTATTCGGAAACATTTTCGGATAAATCAATGTGCAATCTGCTCGTTGAATATGGGTCTACAGTTCCCGAAAATACCTTCAATTTGTTGTCGCCGCTGCTGGACGTTCCTTCATAGCTTCCGGTAACTCCAAAAATCGAAATGCCTTTTTTTATGTTATCTGCGACTAAATTTGAATCCCCTGCGACAAATATATCTCCGGTGGTGTATCTGCTTGATGAAACAGCTAACTTCCTGCTGGTGCCCGGGTTAATGGTTGTTCCGGCTTGCGTTGTCATTTGCTTTGTTGTGCTTTTCGTTCCGGCAGAAACATACCCTGCGCTTTGAGTTGCCAATGCAGTAATAAGCCCATTCGTTGCAACTGTTATAGCCGGAGTTGCTTGAACTACCGACTTGACAGCTTCGACAGTAACCTTGCTAAGTCCGTCGTAAGTCGAATCGGGAGTAATTACCTGTTCGCTTGTACCCGGCGTAGCTGTCTTCTCTTGTAGTTTTATCGGGCTTACTATGATTTTGTTAAATCCGTCGTATCCCTCGCTCGGCGTTATCTCTTGTTGAACTGTTGTGGATTTGACATTTTTCTGTTGAAGTTCCGGTACTTTGGAATTTCCGTGAATCAAAATCGGCATTACGGTTCACCTCGTATAATTATCTTTATCGGAATTGTAGCTGTGTTTTTCGTCCCGAAAGCCTTAAGCGTTATACTCTTCGCGCTCTGACCGCCATCCTGTAAATTCAGCTTTCCATACTCCGCGACCTGAGAAGCAGTAGCGTCGGATGAAAGGAAAATGTCAACTACGCTGTCCGCTGTAACTCCGAGAACACTGAGTGTCTGCGTGTACGGAGCTTCACTACCAGTCCATGTTGTGCCTATATTAGCTGTTCTTACCGTCGCTTTAAACTTGTCCATATAAGCCTTTGCAACTTTGTTCTGAACAGGATTTGTTGACGTGTCGCTCATCTCGCTGTCAACCGTAATAGTCGTGCCGCCTGACGTAGGAGCAGTATATAGTTTCCCGTCCGTGCCTTTTCTGACAGGCTGAGTATCGGCGGCAGTGGCATCATCAGCCTTAACGCCTCCGACAACATCAGCTCCCGCGCTCGGTACAGTTTCAATTTTCTTGTCAAGTTCGGCTTTGATAACCTTGTTCTGCACGGGATTTGTCGAGGAATCGGAAAGAGCGGAATCAACCGTAACCGTAGCAGACGAGCCGTCAGAGCCTTTTGAACCGTTCTTGACTGTGAATGTAGCGGTATTTCCGTTTGTCAGCGTAACAGTGATTATGTTGTCACCACCGTCAGCCGTAGACGTTGTTGTCTGCACAACAGATTGAATACCCACACCGTCAGTGCCGGAATTGCCTTTGATATTCACGGGAGCGGGATTGTCCTTGCCACCGTCATTCGTCCATGAGATAACACCGTCTGCGCTTACCGAAGGAGTGAATGTAACGCCGTCCGCTCCTGTTCCACCGCTTCCCGAACCTATTATAACAGGGTCTCCGACAGTCTCGTCCCCGCACATAAGCTGCAGTCTGCCGTTTACGTACCTCAGTTTGTCGGGAACAAGTATGTAAGTCTGCTCGCCTGTCGGAGCAATAACCACCCATACATTGGCACTTTCGGGAGGTGTCGCGCTTTCCGTTTCGCTCACGAATACGCCGCTGTCTCCGTCTTTGCCGTTTTCTCCCGGGTCTCCTTTTACGCCCTTTGCCGATATCCCTGTATCCGTCGTTCCTATATACCAGTTTCCGTTATCGCCGATGTGCGGAGTTATACCGCTGTCGCCTTTTGTTCCTTTCGCTGATATTCCCGTATCGGTGTCGCCTATATACCAGTTTCCGTTTGAACCTATGTGAGGTGTAACTCCGTCGTCGCCCTTGAACTCACCGCTTGCTACAGCGTCCTCAATGGCGTTGTTTATCTCGCCCTTCACCGCGTCGAGAAGCTGAGAGAAGTTGTCTTTCGTGACTTTCTTCGTGTTGCCGCCCTTAGCCTTGTATGTGGGCTTGACGTTGATTTTGCCTGGCAGGGATATAATGTTTCGTGTTACATTGTCGCTGTCGGTGACATATCCGCACAAAACGAAATGCGCAACTCCCGATACAGCCGTAGCTTCCGGAGGAACGTCTATTTCGCTTGTCGAATCAAGCAAAAGAACCTCAACGGGAGCACCGCGCACTGGATGAAACACAACCTTTTTCGATAGGTCTTTCCATCCGTCGGAGAACTCAAACGACAGCTTGATATCCCCGAAAGAGCCGCTTGTGCCGCCGTCTATTTCTTCCGGTTCAAGAGCGTACTCATTCGCCCTTATCGTCTTTATTTCCGGCATCGTTTACCTCCGTTTCGATTTCCTCTGCCAGTTTGTAAGCCTTTACAAGACAGTCCGCAATCGCAGAAACAGTCGTACAGCCGGTAACGCCTGTGACTGTCATTTTGTTAATCCCTTGAAACGCCGCGTCTATCATCGTCTTGCATTCGCTAATCTTTTCTTTTGTGTCCATTTCGTTCTCCTTTTATCACACCGCTTTTGTGTTATCTACTATTTTTATTGAGCCGTAATAAATGCCATCTGCGCAGAAGGAGTACTCTCCGCTGTTCAGTGATACATCGCCACTATAATAAGCCGGAGAAAGTCTTATAATGCCATTTGATGCCATCATTAGTATATCGCTAAAGCTTTTTGCAAATATCATACCATTCGCACTTTCGAGCGAAATCGAACCTTTCGCTTCGACTTTAAACGCCACATTCTCTCTTGAGTTTGTCTCAAAATGCGGATTGTTTGTTTTTATAACCAAAGCCCGACGCTCTTCATCTGAGGAAGAAGCGCCGTTGTCACGAGTTAAGATTCTTGCCATTACAAAATCGTCATCATAATACGAGCTATAATTCATGAATTCTATTTCAGATTCAGAATTACCGTATTTATCGGCAGTTAAAGTAATCGTGCTTCCACGGATGCTTGTGTTGCCTTCTGAATCCTTGGAATAGAATTTGACATAACCATCGAGATTGATTTTGTCAGCTTTTATTACTACAGAGCTTTCGCTATTGTTCACCGCAGTGACAATAGATGCCGCCGTGACTTTGCCAGTCGTCGCGTCGGTGACATTCGCTATCATCGAAACGGTAGCCATGCCCTCTTGTGCTTCCGCGATAATGCCCGCAGTTGCCGAACTTATGAGGTTGTTTACATCCGTTGTCGTAGTATAGCTTGCAAGCATTGATATAGTAGCCATACCTTGACGTGCTTCCGAAATAATACCTGCCTTCGCGTTCGAGATAAGCCCGTTCACTTCGTCTGTAGTGGTGTACTGGGCAAGCATTGATATAGTAGCAAAATCCTTAGTTGCATTCGCCACAAATCCGGCGAGTGAATCCGTTCCCGTTCCGTCTTTCCATTCGGCAAAAGCCTTGATTGAAGCCGAGTTTTCATTAGTCTTGACTATGATAGAAGCTATGGAATTGCCTGTTTCTGATATGAGCCGCTTCATACTGTCATCGAGATTGTCCATACCTATGTTGTACATAGCGTCAAGGTTGTCTCTGTTCTGTATGGCGAGCTGTTCCTTTATCGCCGCAAGTTCATTTTCAAGCTGTTTGAAACGGTCATTCTCTCTGCCGCTTGTTTGTTTCTGTGCCTGTCTCTCTTTTTCGGGAACATTCGCTCCAAGATAATTACTCATTTTTGAAAACATCCCCTCCCCATGACAGAAGCAGCTCTATAGCAAGTATCTTTACGTCTCCGCTTCCCGCTATTCTCATCTTATGCATATAGCAGGAAGTCATTCTTATCATGCGCCGCATAAGCCTACGACCGCCCACAGACGATTCTAAGACGGCTTTTGTTGTGGTAGTGTATTTATCCTCTGGACGCATTAAATACGCTCTCACGCTTGCTCCGCTTGCAATATCGCACAGAACGGATATCTTCTTGATTCTGCGAACGTCAATTCTTCCCGCGGCAAAGAAATCGGTTTCAAACCACCAGTCGCTTTCATACTCTTTTCCGCCGAGTTCATTCTCCGCGTTTCCTCCGGCGTTGTTGAAAGCGTCCTCGTCATAGTCGATTATTCTAATCTTGCCGTCCTTGCAAAGCGCGACAATTCCCCATGATGTGGTTGCGAACTGCTTTATATTGTTGTCTGAGTTGAGTTTAGACCAAACGCCGCTCTTGTAGGTATAAAGTCCGTCTGAAATCTGCATATACACACGGTCTTTGTATGAGCCGAACACAGCTCCGTCAAGGTTCAGCCGTCCGAGTTCTCCGTTTATCTTCTTCGGAGTGCCGCCGGTGAATGAATAAACCGATTCACCGGACGCAAAATAAAGCACACCGCCGCATTCGGTCAGCGCATACGGATTGTCACAGCCGTAAGAGCCTACGTCGACTATGCGGAACGGATTCTTGTTGTTATAAACAAGCTGCATGAAGTCCTTTTTGAACAGCACAACGTGATTTGCGTATGTCGCTATAGCCGTAAACCTGCCGTCAGCCTTTACATTGGACTGCGACATTGACACCCACGCGTTTGCGGAACTGCTTTCATCAGCTGTGTCAAGGTCGAAATCGGCATAATTGTTGAATGAAGAAGCATACACAAGGTCATCATTCACGCCGAACAGTCTTGAACAGTATACGGAAGCATATTTTATCGGCGGATATGTTTCACCGAGAGAAGCCGTTTGGAAGTCGGACGTTATGTTGAAGTCCATCGAGACGCGGTCGGGATATATAAGAATCTTCCTCACATACGTTGACGCCGCTATATTTTCGGTATTCGACGCGACATTGAACTGAACCGCGTATCTTTCAGTGAAATCCTCGCTTGTTCCCTTTGCCGTACCTATCTCTCCGGTGTATTTGATATTGCCGGGCTTAATGTAGTCAGCCTTTATCTTTCCGCCGGAACGGTATATCACAAGAAGCGCGTCTCCGAATCCGTGAATTGAAATCGGTTCTGAATACGTCTTGTATTCCTTTTGCTTTAAAGCCGCTTTAATCTCCGGCGGGTCTACAATAACACCTTCCGCGCCTGTAAGCTGACCTGTGTCAATGTCGTTTGTGAGGTTTAATCCTCCGAAATTCCAACGGATAACGCGTGACTTGCTTTCGCCGGACGGTATGTACTGCGCACCATAGACAAATTCGTTGTTGTCTTTTGCCATGCGTTAACCTCCGTATCTTTTATTACGCTTTTCCGCCCATACCTTGAAGCTCTCAAGCTGTGTGTTGTAGTCTGCAAGCCACTTTCCGGCAAGCCCGTCCTCGTTCGCGATTTTGTACGCTTCTCCGCGCAGTCTCGCCGATACCATGTCAAGGAATTCCGTCGGAACTGCAATGTTGTAATTGTTTGTTTCCGTCTTCATTATCGGTCTGAGACGGTATATAACCGTAATTTTATTCGGCACTTCTGTGAGACTTAGCACGAGATTCCCGTTGTAGTCTGTGTAGTACAGATTCTTGTCGGAGAAGTTCATCACGCCTTTTATACCGCTTTTCTCAACCTGCACACCGTCGGCATAAACCGCTATAACATCGTCATAGGTAACGGAAGCACAGCCGGAAGGAACGGTAAGCGTCGATAACGTCACCGAATCGGAAGCATAGTCAATCTCTGCAGAAGCATATTCGTCAAGTATTTCGGTGTAGATGAACTGCTCGACAGTATTAAGCCATCTGTACCACGAATCAGACTGAATCTCTATCGAAATATCCGCTTCTCCGATTATCGAATTAATGAAATCGGAACACTTTACTCCGCTGTCATACATGGAAATACCCTCCGTCAAGCAGTCGTTTTCTGCTCATTCTTCGTGCATACACAGCCTTGTAAGCAAAGTCCGCTTCGTTTACAAAATCGGTCTTTCTGTCGCTGTCTCCCGTGATAAGATATAACAGGTTGTCGCAAATGGCGGCTCTGTATTCGTCGTATATCGGTATGTCAGTGTCGACTGTTCTCGGTCGCTGATATCCCGCGCCGCCTTGTATCACTTTCGATACACCGTATTTCCCGACAAGGTAGTTTATAGTCGCGTCGAGATGAGTGAGGAAAGTATTATGAGAACAATCAGAAGTAAGAGTGACTGTATCATATAAATCCTTTACGTTCAAATCGTTCCTCCTTTGTAGAATTATACGCAAACAGAAAAGGGAGTAGGGACTGTCCCTGCCCCCTTCTGCTTTATGCATGGGTTAGATTATTCGGTCTTTCTTTCGATTTCAATGCAAGTACCGGGGTTCTTGCAAATGAGTTCAAGGTAGTTTGCAAGGCAAGCACGGTATACGGACTTGCCTTCCATGAGGTTGAAAATACCGCCGCCCTGGTAAGCCATGAAGTCCCATCCGGTCTGTCTGAGTTCAAACTGAGATGTGTCAACGCCCCACGCCTTAGAAGCCGGAACAAATCTCTCGTTGTAAACATCAACCTCTCTGTTGCCGTAAACAATCTTGATTGAAGCAAAACCGTTGCGGTAGTTGTTGTTGGTTACATACTGAGTATTTGAGGACTTAAGATAGTTGAGGAAGTCGGAATAGAGGGTGTCACCCATCATGATAAGGTCAATCTTGCCGCGTCTCATTCTCTCGGAATCCTGAATAGCCTTGTTGATGAGAACATCGTCAGGTTCTTCTGTCTTCGCGGCAGTTACTGTGTAAGAGTAAGTGAGAGGCTTAAGCCACGGATTATCAGCCTTTGTCAGACCGTAGATTGAAGTGATAGCGGAATCGTAAATCGTACCGAGACCGGTAATCTCTCTGTCCTTGGAATTCTGCGTGTAGATAATCGCATTTGCACCGCAAGTGAATGTGGTGTCGAAGGTAACTGTCTTTGTGGAGTGGTCGATAGCCTTAATCTGTACTCCTGCTTTAGCGACAGTGCCGCCGCTCTCGTAAATGTCGCAAGTAAGACCTTCCATGAGATAAGAGGTGTCGTTTACAACATGAGAAGCCTTTGCGGAAGTAGCTGCTGCGGAAATAGTCGCAAGCTTGCCTGAACCGTTGCCGAAAAGCATTCTGCCGACGTTCCATGCGCACGCTTCATATGATGCGTCCATCTCGTCCTTTACCGCGTCAATCATAGCCGACTTTGCGCTTCTGCCGAGCTGAATAGCCTTGTTGGAAATACGAAGCTCGTTGTACGCGTCCTTTGTGGTGTAATTGAGCTTAGAGTAAAGCGGAGCGTGTGCGTCGGGAGTGTCCTGTCCTTCGCCGCTCATACCAAAGCCGCCGCCGATACCGATTCTCGCACCAAATTGACCCATAGAAGCATCAAGAGTGCCTTTCTTAATCTTCTGCATGAAGATTGACGGGTCAACATTCAGCGCGTTGTTCAGAAACGGAAGATACTCGTTAAGGAGTATGTTCTGAATATTGTTGAGGTCCTGTGTTCTGGGATTAGCCATTTAATAAATCTCCTTTTCTTGAATGATTTTATCTGCCCCAGTATTTGTCGACGTTAGAGAAGAGTTCTTCCTTTGTCTGGGGTCTGTGTTCCGGAACTGCCGCGGCGTTGGTCATGCCCTGAGAAGCAGTCATTTTAGGCAGGTTTTCATTTTGCTTTTGTATGTTCTGCGCACGCCTGATTTCGAGTGCCTTTTGAGCGTCAGGGTTCGCCATTACCGCCGATACAAGTTCATCTGTCGTCATAGTCTTGTTAGGGTCTGACCTCAGCCCGCGATTGATAAGACCGCCGAGAAGTCTCGCTCTGCCCGGTTCCATTGAGCTGAACTCCGGCATAGAGCCTATAAAACTGTCAATCTCCGCGTCGTGTTCGCGAAAATCGGGGAATCTCGGGTCATTGTAAATCTGGTCTTTCGCCGCCGATACAGCAGCTTCACGCGTTCTAGCTTCGTAGTCGTCGCGCACGGGCTGCATTTCCGCCATCATCTCTTGGCGAATCATCTCGCGGAGAGCGTTCGCCATGTCAGCTTGATATTGATTCTGCGCCTGTGCCTGTTCGTCGGGAGACATATACTGAAGCTCGTTAATGTTGAGCTGAGGAAGCGTTATTGATGCCGCCTGATTAGCAGCTTCTTCGGCAATTTGTGATTGTTCCTGCACCGCCTGTCGGGACTGTCCGAGAGACTGCACAAGCTGTGATATCTGCTCTGAGAGCTGCTGATTATGCGCTCTTAGTTCGTTTATCATAGCAGTCTGCGGGTCTTGCGCCGGAATCTGTGTCTGCTCCGTAACTGTAGGTACTGTTTCCTGCACCTTCGCAGCGTCGGCGGTATCTGTAGACTGTGCATTTTCGACAGCCGCGGCTTCGTCAGCCATAACCTGTGCGTCTGCATCTGCTTGAGCCTGTGCATCTCCCGCCGCTTCTTCTTCCGCCGCTACACGGGCAAATCCGGCGTCAAGTACATCGTTAAGTGACTGATATTCGTTTTCGTCGCGTTCGTTCATTTTAATTCACCTTTCTGTTGTAATGTCTGAGCAGCCATAGCCTTTTGCATTGCTTCTTGTTCTGCCGCCTGCTGCTGTCTTGCAAGATTCTGTTTGTGGTCTTCTATGTGCGCGTCAAACATCTTGCAGTATTCCGGCGCACGCTTCATAAGCTGTCTGTAATCCGAGCCGAGAGCATATTTAACGTGTTCTTCGATGTGGATTGCATCATCGTCGTAAATAAATCTCTCGGGTATTACGCCGCTTTCGAGGTATGCGTTCTCGCGGTTCGCGTTCTTCCTCTGTAAATCCACTTCGGAGTATGAGGACGGCGCGTCTCGCAGGTCAAATAAATCAAGCCCCTGCTCAATAAAACGCTTGTCAATACGTCCGTCGTCTCCCGTCAGAAGTCCCGCATTAAGAGCCGCTATAAAATCCTGTCTCTTTTGGTCTTTGGAATGCCTTAGCTCGTTTTCGGCGGCAAAATCCACGTCATACGAGTTGATATCCTCCGAACACCACGTGTAAACTCCGCCTATCTCGTCCTGTCCGGCTATCATCAGTACGCGATACCCGCTTGAGAACTCCTTGTTGAGCATGAGCCAGACACGAGCCATCGAAAGCACACCGCCGCGTATGCTGTCAGCAGTAAGCGACATACGAGTTGAATCTATCTGCCGCAGGTTATCAATCGCAGTGCCGGAAGTTACGCCGGACGGAGCCGCACCGACTACCATAAGCTGAGATACACCAGCCGTGTACTCCATATCAGACGAAAGCCTGTCAAGCATCGAGTACACGATTGACGGCGGTTCGGGATAATCTACTATCTCCGGCTTTCCGAACGATGGGTCATACACAAGCACAGAACCCGCTTCCATCGTGATTTCATCCGCGTCCTCATCCGTGTCGGGGTCTATGAGAGAGCCGGACGGCACAAGCCACGGATTATTCGCCACAGTGTCTATAAAGTCCTGTATCTTGTTGTAGTTCTCGTTGTACGACCTTTGTAGAGGTATCAAGTCTTGTATAACGGACTTGCCAAAGAACTGTCCCGATACCGGCTTTGACTTAATCGCAACAAGCGGAAATACACCTGCCGGAAGTGAACCGTAGTATACAATCTCATCCTTGATTACCGTGATAAGCCGTCCCATCGGATAGCTTTTTGACGGATTCTCAAGGTACATTATCACTCTCTCGCAGTTTTCGCGTGTCGTTTTCGTCATGCCGTAAGAGGTGTAAGAGCTGCCGTGACCTGTCGTGCCGTTCGGGAGCGGAGTGAGAATATAGCTCTCAATCTCTTCTCCGTCAAACTTTTTGCCGTAGAGATCGTATATCTCGCCGACATCAAGCACGCGCTCTATGATAACATCGTGCTGGTCTTCGATTTCCTCAACCGTGAGCGAAAACGGAAACACTTCATACGGCGATATCAGTCCAAACGCAATGTCACCGGACATGACAGGCTTTTCCTCTGCAACAACGTCGCCGTCCGCGTTCATTCGCGTCACAGTGCCGTTTCCGACAATCTCTCCGATTTCTGCGTCCCACCAAGACAAGGTAAATGCAGTGCCGCATAACTCGCACCACGATATCAGCTTGTCAATTTTGTTCTTAAAGTCTGTCACCGATTGGCAGTATTCAAGCAGTTTCGTCGAGGTTTTCGCTTTCTCCACATCGTCAGCCTCCGGTGAGCGCGGATTGACAATCATCTGATACTTGACCGTGCCGAGATTGGCGTGACGCGTCTCCATCAGCGGAGCAATGCGGTTGTAAACTCGTCTCTCCTTGTCGGCTTTGGTCTCCCTCTCCGTGTCCTTAATGACGTTTTTGTACACGTCAATGTCACAGTTTTGGTGTCCCGCCATAAAGTTGGCGTTCAGCGTCCATTGCAGTTCGTACCGCGCTCTTTCGTCTCGCCGTCTTTCAAGCTCCTGCTTTATCCCGTCTACTATGTCTTCATAGTATATCCGTTCCCCTTTCTCGTCAAGGTCTACGGGTATGTTCGGCGGGTCAGGCTTGTTTTTCGGTTTGCCGCGGAATAAATCAAGCAAACTCATGTACTACCACCTCCGTCTCTCGGCTTTTTGCGGTATGGAGATATAACTCCCGTCTTCCCGCGTCTCTCCGGCGGAAGTCCGCACTTGTCGGAGATAAGCCGCTCAATCATTTTGTCCTTGCGGAGATTGTCGTACATCACAGCCGCAAGCGAGACTGACAGCACCACCACAGCGCATATCAGTCCGTATATCATGCCTTGCTCCTTGTCTTGCGCACAGTCTGCACTGCTGGAGCATCGTTTTCATTATCATTCTGTTCGGCAGTCTTTTCCGCCGGCTCTGCAAGACCGCTTAACAGCCCTATCGACTTAGCACAGTCGGAACAGAGGTACAAACCGCCGTTAAACACATCAGTCCTCTTAGAGTAGAGGTCGGTGTGTTTGTTGCGGCATCCGCCCATCATGCACAGCCGCGCGTGATTTATCTTGTTTTTCGTTACAGCCATACTGCTCATCTTCTCCTTTTCTTTTTTTTGCCAAAGACCTCAGCCTTGTATCTGTCTATCATCTTCTGCTCTTCCGTTCTCCTGTCGGGTTCGGCGGGAATACGGGCATGAGTAATGCACCAATAGCGTAGAGCGTCCGGCAAATGAGTTAGCTCGTGCGGCTCTGTAGCACAGTCGTTGATGTTGTCCTCGTCCGCCTTAATGGTGGATATGCACCTGATAAGGTTTTTGCAGCTTGAGAATATCTTAATCCGCGCCGTCTTGCCGCCGTCTACATCATCGACTACCTTTAGCCGCTCGTGTATCTGCATCCAGCCGGATATTCGGTTGTTGTCGCTCTTTGTGAGCGGCACGCCGCAGTCTCTGTATATCTCATCAATTGTGCGCCCCGTGTCCTTTGTCCTGCTCCACAAGTCGGGCGGCGCGTATGTCACCCAGCGTGTCTGTGACCTCGGCTCACCGTTTTGAATAGCCGCAGCAGCGTCGGAAACGATAAGTCCGTGCTTGTATACCTCAGATATCACATAGGCGTTGCCGTCGGTGTCAATCGCCACATATAGGCAAGCGAGAGCATCGAGACCGTAGTCAATTGCCCTCTCAATCCGCCAGTAATCGGGGATTGAAAACGGCTGAATAACATGTACATCGGGGTCAAACTCCTCAAAATACACCGCTCCGTCAACGCCCCACTCGCCAAGCCCCGCTACCCTGTAACGCGCCGGTTGAGTAAGCCGCATCCGCTCAAACTCCGCCTTGTCATCGTCCGACAGCCACTCGTTACACATGTAGTTTGTCGTAATCGCCAGCACATCAGGGGAGGGATTATCGAAAAATCTCGGCTTAATCCATGTGCTTTCGCTCCACGGGTTAAAAGTGAGCGAAATCTGACGGAAATATCCGTCGGGAAGGTCGCCCATGAGCGAATCACACAGCTTATCGAACTCGTCCTCGTCCTCTATCTCATAGCACTCCTCACACCACAGCCAGCATATAGCACCAATCTCGCAAGTAATAGAGGTGATTTTGAGAGAATCGTCCAGACCGCGGAAATATATCTTTTGTCCGGTGGGAATATATGTAATTTCGAGTGGCGATTCTTTACACTTGAAGAACTCATCCACTCCGAACCGGTGAATAGCCCACTTGAGCTGCGTGTAACAGCTGTCCTTGAGCGTGTTGGCGTATCTCCGCACGACGAGAGCGTTGGAGAGAGGGTACTTGATAAGCTGATAAATGAGCTTGAGAGCCTGTGTTGTCGACTTTTTTGAGCGGCGTGACCCTTTTATTGCAACGTAACGGCATTTTGAACGCCACATCGTACCGTATCCGCTCCCTACAATGTCCGGCAGATACACCCGAGAGAGCTTGTCCGCCGCGTCAGTCACTTAGGTCGCCCTCTCCCGATATCACGACGGGAACGCCGCCGGATATCTTAGTCTCCTGCTGCGTCCTGTACTCCGGATAGCGTCCGAGCCAGATTCCTGCAAGCCGTGTGTTGAGCGTGCCGTCTTCAAAACGCCCTCTCACGTTGTTTTTGCAGTCAATCTCAATCTGCGCTATTACGCCAGCATAATCCTCATCATCCTTATACTGCACCCAACTGGAGTATGTGAGAGGGAGATACAGGCAAAATCCCTCTTGCGTATAGGTGAGAGGGGCAAGCACATCGGAAACAGTTGTTTCTTTGACCTTGTTTCCGTCGGCGTCAATAGTAGTGGTTGTGACCTGCCGTCTTTTCACGTTGTTGTCGCATTTCGCCTTGTATTTCTCCCACTTTTCTGCGATTTCGTCCGGCGTAAATTTTTTAGGACGCCCCACATCTTGTGCTATAAACAATTTTTGACCCAATTTCTGCCACCCCCTTTGTTAAATTCCCACTCATATTGTAGGAGTTAGGCAAATGTCTAAAATAAAGTAGACAAAAGCCGAATATTACTTTATAGCTCACTTATAGCACATTTTATCCGATTTGTCAAACATCCGTCCATCAAAATTTTGTATTTTGGCGAACAGCTGTACTAAAATTTTGTATTTTACGGAAATAAAAAAAAGGAATATCATGACATTTCTTTTTTTGGAAATTTTTAGTCAGTGAAATTAAGAAAGAAAAGAACCAAAAGAAAGAAGTATATATATACTATAGAACTATAAGAATAACTATATTATAAGATACTATAAATATAGTATATCTATATTACTATAGTAATACTATAAATATAGTTACTTTAAATATAGTATAACTATAGTTTTATAATATACGCAAAAATCGATTTTTTTCTTTTTTTTGCGCAATAAAAAAGAGGGGTCACTCCCCTCCCTTTGAAAAGCCGTCGTTGTCCATCTGCCGCTCTATAGCCTTGACGATGTAGGCGTTGAGCGATAGTCCGGTCCTCTCAGCCGCCGCCTGTACATCATCCTTGCGCCCCTTGTACACGCGCAGCATGATTGTGTCGTAAGCTTTTTTGTTGTAGCGGTCTTTCACCTCGCTCGAGGTTTTTCCCACGTCTCTCACCTCCCCTCTTTCTCTCCTTATTATATCACATACATCATACTGCTGTCAGTATGCAAAATCAACAAATTCCCCCTCATATCTTTGTGCAACATTCCCTATTGACATACTGATGTCAGTATGCTATAATATAGACACAGCAAGGGAGCAAGCAACTCCCAAAAAAATAAAAAATGAAAAAAATGAAACGGAGAAACAAAATGAAAATTATCAACACAATAACAAATGAGACAGTAGCAACAATCATCGGCGGCGGCAACCTCACACTTGACGAGGCACTCGACCTCATCGGCGCGGTAAACGTAGACGACATGGACAACGACCTCTATAGCAACGACGGTGACAACATCATCACCGCCGACGGCAAGAGATGGTGGTATGACGACCTTGACTACATCGCAGACTAACCTCCGCCTGATGAGAGCTGGACAGCGACCAGCCGAAACCCCGCAAGGGGTCGCGGAAAGCTAAAAACAAAAATGAATAGGAGACTGAAAAATGCTTGATGGGAGACAAAGAAAAACAGCAGAACGGTTCGGACTGACCGAAAAAATAGAAAAGCTCCAAAGAGAGCTCCTCGAAATAGAATTCATAGAGGACGTAGACTTCGACCTCGACGGATTCTATGATAATATGAATGAGGTAATATTCCTCACAAAATATAATATTCCGATATCGGTGGAAAATTGTTATAGACTTTTCCATAGAATGATAAAAGAAATACTCAAAACCGCAGCCCGAAACGGGCTCAGGAAAACCGAAGATAGAATAGAAGACTGTGGCACATGGCTCTATTTTGTCACAAAAATATCAAAAAATACAGAAATTACAGAAATTTGGAAGAAGAAACAACAATGAAAAAACTCACATTAACTCTCATCATCCTGTTGGGCATAGTCTCCTGCTCCCCCATCAAGCAGGAGCGTTACCAGAGTGGCACATACGTTACCGTCAACAGCGGCTGTGGCTACATCGTCACCGACGACGGCAACGTATGGAGTTACTTCGACCGGTCAATCTCCAGCGGCTCTTCCGTTCTCGTCGCCTTTTCCGACGAGGGGACGGAGGAAATCGAAGACGACGTAATCACAGTCGTTGTCGCAAAATAAATCCGAAAAAGTAAAAAAATTTCTCAAAACCTATTGACAAACCGCGGACTTTGCGGTATAATATAGGTGTAAAGAGAAAGAACGAAACCAAAATCAAAAATTAAGGAGAACATCATGATTTACTACATCGCCCTCAAAGATGGCACAAAAAAGCTCGTAGCATACGAGTACAAGAAATACATCACCTTTAATAACGACTATTTCCACGTATGCCCAGAATTTAAAAAAATGAAAATCGACGAGGACACTGAAGCCATCACCATTGATGGCGAAGAGTACGAAATCGAGCAGGAAGATGACATGAAAAGAAATTTGGCTGATTATTCCAACGAAGAGTTGGCATTCATGATAAGTTGCCAAGATGAATGGGAACAAGATTTCGTCGAAGAGTTGATGGAAAGAGCCAAACACGATAACGAAGACCTGCTTTATGAAAAGGCTCTTGAAGTTATCGAGGACAAAGAAAAAGTAATTGATGCCGCCGTGAACGAAAACTGGGAAAGAATGTACGAAGAAGCCGCAGAAATTCTCGGCGTGGAAATCTGAAAAGTCGGCTGAGCGACTATAAACAGGGTTCAAGCTCAGTGCGTTCCCCTCGGAAGAGGGGAGGTATCAAAAAAACCGAAAGGAAAAACGAAAATGAAGAAAATCATCCTTGCCCTTGTCGAGACATTCGACCGTCACGACGACAACAATCAGAAATATTACTACTCAGCCGCCGAGGCTCTTTCCGATGCTCGCGAAATGGCACGCGAAAAAGACCCGAAAGTCAAAGATGGCTACGTACAGGCATGGGAAATTCCCTTTGCCGACGACGTCGAAATTCCGAAGAACCCCGAAAACCTCTTCTTCGATTATCGCTGGAACGGTGAAATCGTTGAAGACCTCACTGACGAGGACGAAGACGGAACAAATCTCGCTGAAATTCTCGACGACATCCACCCCATTTTCTGCCGCTCCTTCGCCGAGCTGGCGAAGGAAATCGTAGTCGACGGCGGAAAGTACATCACCGCCGAAGAAGCGATTGAGAAATACGGCTTTGAGAAAGTGGCAAACGCCGCAGTCGAAGCCGTACGCCACGGCTACGAAACTGACGTTTTTGAAAAGCTGGCGGAGGAAGGCGACGGCGAAGACGACGACATCAACGGCTACAAGAACTGCATTAAACGCCTTGCAGCCGAAAAGCACAGCAAGTATTTCTACATCGACATCATCGAAGACTTGGCGAGCGAGTGCTTGTACAAGTGCTTCGAGATTTAAGCCGGAAAGGAGATAAATTGCAAAAGTTCATCCCCCTCACAATATACGAGGTCGTGAGAACCGAAATAGCCGAAAATGGCAAAGCGGAAACCGCGACAACGTATCATCTCGAGGAAGCATTCGCGAAAATCGCAGAAGAGCGCGATATCCTCAAGTCAAAACTGGATATCAAGCAAGGAGAACCCGCGAAATATCGGGTGAGATACGCCGAGCACATCATCTCAATACCCCGCCGCGAGTATGTAGTGACGGGGAATCAGCTCGACCAGCTTTTGAAAGATATCAGGCGCGGAAAAGTCGAGTGTAAAGGCTTTAAAAATCCCGCAACACTCGACTTTGACAACTCCGCGAACGAGCGAATAACGGAAATCAACAAATAATCATATCGAAAGGAGCAAATCATGGCAAAAGTATCATTGAGTAACTTCGTCAAACTGCACAATTACCGCGAATCCAGAATGACGTTTGACAGCAAGCGCGACATGAACACAACTCCGTGCTACGCTCACGTCAATTTTTACGCGAACGAAAAGCACATCATGTCAATCTGCGCGGATAATCAGGCGGAAGTCGATGAGATCATCAAATCAGCCGAAGCGGAAACTGCATTTTCGACCGACATCAACCGCTCGAAGAACATTATCGCCTGCTATCGTGTGAAAGGAACGCCGTTCTATTACGCTTCTTCCCCCGAGCAAGCCGAGGAATACCGCGCAAGGCGTGAGAAAATCCACGGATTGCAGAACGAAATCGACTTTGAAAACATGGTAAAAAACGGTCAATTCCAATATTAAGGAGGTATAAGTCAATGTTATTGTCAGATTTTCACCGTCTCCGCATAGACGCGGAGGACTGCACATCACTGGAGCAGTTTATCGCCGAGGAAGGCGGAAGCCTGCCCGAAGAGTGCTACCCCGCCGACGGAAACGGAGATGCTCCCATCAAAATTTTAACCATCATTTATGAGCTTTCGCGCTGCTTCACCGCGTCTAAAGTCCGCGAAATCAGCGGATTAACGCAGATGGAGTTTGCCCGTAACTACTTAATCGGCAAAAGAACCGTCGAAGGGTGGGATATGGGCGAAACGCAACCGCCCGAATACGCTCTCGAGCTGTTGGCGGCGGATGTTGTGTCGGCGAAAATTAAGGAGGTGATGGAAGAAAACTGAAAAAACAAATTAGCGACGGATTGGCGAAGCTACGCGGGGACTGTTAATGCATGGAAAAGCAGAGAAACGGCGAGGCGGCGGAATTGAATCGCACTGTATAGTTGGAAATGCTGTGAAAAGCAAAGAAACGGCATTGCACGGTTGGAAAGGTTGAGAGGAGCAATGGAATAGCACTGCACCAATAGCATGGGAAAGCAAAGGATAAGCAGGGCGCTGATTCGCTCAGAGTGCCAAGAGAAGCAATGAAATGGCACTGCAATTAATAGATGGAAAAGCAGTGAAAAGGAAAAGAAAGGACTAAAAACATGGCAGAATTTATAGCAAAGCAGTTGAAAGTTCGCTTGACGTTTGTGGAAGAAGTGTTAGGCTCGTCCCCATCAAGTGAGAAAATCTATAGCGAGTACATAGCAAGCAAAGCACCGGACTCGCTTGACACAGAGGACGAAATAGAAGCAATCGAAAACGAGGAAGACAAAGGCGTGACGGTCTTTCCCAAACAGGACGGCAAGCCCGGCGTTTGGGATTACCAAATAAAAGGCGCGTTTAAGGACGCTTGCGGCGGTCTTTCCCGCGTCAAAACGACGGAATCCGCTAAAATCAAGGCTTATAAAAAGGTCATTGATAAGCTGATTTTCGTCGAGCCGCGTTTTGCTCCGTATCAAGTCAACGGCGAGCTTGGCATATGCGAGCGACCGCTGAGAACCAACGGCGCAACAGGTGAAAGAACAGCCCTTGCCGCATCGGAAACACTTCCCGCCGGTTCTTCCGTCGAATTCACAATCTTGCTGTTCGACGAAAAATTGGAGCCGGCAGTCCGAGAATGGCTTGATTACGGCAAGTACAGCGGCTTCGGACAGTGGCGGAATTCCGGAAAAGGACGGTATACGTGGGAAGAAATCAAATAAAAGCAAAAAAAGAGAGCCGAAAGGCTCTTTTTTATACAGAAATAGAGCGGACTTACCGCTCTATTTTTATTCTCACAGTAAGTCTTTCCGCAGTTGCTTTACATCGTCGTAAAGCGTCTCATAGTCCGCTTTGCTTATACGCCCTTTGACGTACATCTTCTTGAGTATCTCATCTGCGTAGTCAAATAATGTGCGGTTTTCTGGATAAGCGTCTATATCTCCACGCGCCGCTCTGTACTCAAGTACCCCTATTACTGCTACAAGCATAACACAATACGGTGCCATCATATGGTTGACATAAGTGTTTTTTGCTTTTGCGTCTTCATACTTCAAGCGAAGTATTTCGCCAAAATCGGTAGATTTAATATCTTCCCATTCCATTCCGTCCGGCAGGATTCGCAAAACCGCCGCCCACAAACCCGTTTCACGGTCATCCGGCAACTTGTAGACGTGCCGGAGAATCCACCAGCTTAAAAGCCTCTTGTTCATCTCATTCTCCCCTTTTCTTTCCCACTATTTTATTTTGTGTCCGTAATGTATTCCGTGTTTTCGTGCCGTATCCATCCTCGGTCAAGGTGCGTGTTGTCGTATATCGTCATTCCGACGAAAATAGCCGCCATTATCACAGCAATTGCCGCGCAAATGTATTTTTCGACCCGTATACGCAGTATCTGTCTGTCTTTGTCCGCTATAATCCGTTCAATTTCCTGCTTGTGCGCCTTCTCCAGCGCGTCTACAACGTCACGAGTGCATACTTCTCCCGCCACGTTATCACAAACATTCGTTTCTTCCGTGTCAGTTTCCAAAGCACTATGAAGCGCATTCATCACTTCCACGCTCGGGGACTTCACGTTGTTACGGCAGTACCTCTGCACCGTCGAGACAGATATTCCCGTTTTGTCTGCCAATTCCTGATAAGTCATTCCTTTTTTCCGTCGAGCTTCCTCAATTTCGTTCCTTTCCATTCGTTTTTTTACTCCTTTTCAAATGTTTAATCAATGTTGTTCAACTTCAATCGTCGTGTTTTCTGTCGATTTTTCTGCATTTTCCCATATGTGATGTGTATTTTCCATCATTTCCCATATCTGACTGTTGCTTTTCCCACCTCCATGTGCTACACTAATTATACCATAGTTTACCAAAACATACAAGAGAAAAGAGGAAAATAAATGGATAATTGTAAGTTTGACTTGTTCGACATCATAAACCGGCTCAATGATAAAGGAATCGTCCTTCTTTGGCGTTTCGCGAAGTTCTTGTACAGTAAAAGAAAATACCGCAAATAAACACATTTTCCACAATTACGGTATTTACAAACACACGTTCGTGTGATATAATAAAACCAACAAACCGCCGGAGGGGAATATGACAGTAAACGACTGCATAAAGGAACGACTAAGGAAACTCACGCCGGAGCAGAAGAAAAAGCTACTCGACCTGCTCAAACAGGTAAAAAACGTCTCGAAATGAGACGCTTTTTATTTTTTACGCTTTTTCGCCGCTTTTACGGCAATTCCTATTGTCCCTCCCGCAGCAGCCGCGCCAACACCGCACACAGTGACGTTTTTAGCGATTTCCTTCCGCTTTCTCTCTTCCTCTTCGCGCTTTAGCCGTTCTTCTTCACGTCTCTTGGCTTCCTCTTTAGCCTTAATCACATAAGGACAGCTTCCGTCCGCATAGTGATAATGCGCAGGCTTGCCATGATGGTAGTGATAATCACCTGTGCTGTGGTCATAATGTCCGCCGTCAGAATCTGTTCGCCCGCTGTGTGCTACACATGGCGACGCGAGTACAAGAGCCAGCAATATCGCAATAACAGCCGTCCTTTTGCATTCCTTTGTACGCATCAGAGTTGTCCTTTCCGCTTCCACTTTTCAAGCTTCTTCTCTAACTTTCTTGATATACGGCTTTGCACTTCTTTGTAGTTCGTCCAAAACATCACCATGCCAACAAATGAGACAAGCATAATCGCAACACAAACAATAACCTTTATGATATTCGACGCGATTTCACTCGCACACCATTGATTCGTGAAAAAATATCTAAGCCACAGACACTTTTCGTCATAAAACAGTATCTGCAAAAAAATAAACGCAAATATACAAGGAATTAACGTGATAGGATAGGCTATATTTGGATGATTGTTGCAAAGTCTGTCGAACCATTTGAACCGCATTGATAAAAGCGTGATTAGCCATCCGTACATACAGAGAGCAATCGGAAGGAGAACCAACTCAAAAACACATCCGACAGTACAGTCATAAAGCGTACTCACTTCTTCCCCTCCAATCTGTCAAGCGTATCCATCAGCCATCCGCGCATATTCTCCGGCAAGGCTTCAATCCGTTTGTATAACTCCATATCAATATCCTCCGCTTCCACCTCGGGAGCTTTTTCTTTTACTTCCGTCTCTTCTTCGTCACACAAATACTCCACCGTCGTTCCGAGTATTTTCGCGATTTTCGCTAAACGTTCATCGGTCAGTTTGTTCTTTCCGCGTTCAACATCCGCAAGGTATGTCCTGTTTAAGCCTAATTGTTCGCAAATAAAGCTCTTCTTGACGCCTTTTAATTTAATTAGAGCGTTGATTTTGTCGATGTTGTACACAAAGAATTACCTCGTCTTGTCAAAAACATAGAATCCCATTTTTTTGTTGGGATAAGTATTGACTTCTCAACGTTTGTTGGAGTATAATATACACGTAGCCGGAACACAGGAGAGCTTCGGCT